AAAGAAGACAGTCCGCTATATGGGGCTGTAAAATCGGCGGAGGAGGGCAGGAGGAAGTTCAAGGGAGTTTGGATTCCATCTTCAATATGGCTACACCCTAATTTGAGTTGGCTTGAGAAGTGCCTGTGGGCTGAGATTAATAGCCTTTCTACGAACAGGGAGCCTTGTTACGCCTCCAATGGATACATCGCAAAAATGATGGACTCCAGCGAGAAGTCGGTATCAAACATGGTTGCGAAATTGAAGGGGATGGGGCTTATAATTATCGTGTCTTTTGATGGCAGGAACCGCCAGATGACAACATTAGAAGCTCCACCTGTGGGTGGAGGCAGGGTCAACTCCCAAGTGGACATAGATACTATAAGAGGTTCTAAGGTATCTTCTTCACTACGTTCAGAAGACACTACAACAGAACTGTTCTCACCAGATGTGGACATTTCACATCTAAACCCTCAAGACCGATCCGAGGAGCGCGAAGCGCGGGGAGCGAAGCCCCAACCCCCCATTGGCCCCGCGCACCCCCCTTCCCCCGTTACAAGAACAGAGTCCAACATTGCTAAGGCTCGCTACCGCCTTTGCCGAATGTGGGGCAGGAAGACTTCCCTCCCGTGGAGCGCAAAGGAAGAGGCCGCTCTCAGGAAGATCGCTAACACGGACGAAGAGGACTGGCTGCTCCTTGAGGAGTTCTACAGTCACGCAGGGGAAGAGGGTTACTACTGCCGAAAGAACATGATCACAATGCTCAATAATTGGGCTGGCGAGATACACAAGGCCAAGGGCGGGAAAAGCGTTGGTCCGAAAGAAGAAGAGGAAGACCTCTCCCGATTTATGACCGGAGCACCAAAGCAGTATCGTCAACGATAAAATCTTATGAACACACCAACACCACCACCTCTCACCAGAGAGCAAATCGAAATCCTACTCCATGCCCGCGACCGTGCCGCAGGTGGCTTATATTGCGGGGGAGGCTCCGCTATGGATGGCCTCGTCAAGCAGGACTTGATGATCTTCGCCTTCAAGAAGTCATTCGTCCCAGACAACTACTACTGCCTGACTCCCAAGGGCCGCGAACTCCTCAAGCTCACTCAAATCATCAACAGGCGATAGCATGAAGAAACGAAAAGACACAGAAGACGCAGAGCGGGGTCTGATCGGCTCCCTGCTCCTCTCCCCAAAGAAGGTCATGGAAGCCTGCAAGGATCGCGGGTTGACTCCGGAGGCTTTCGGGGAAGGTCGACCACCCCAGCAGATTTACGCCGCCTTGGAGGAGATGGTTTCCGGCAAGAAGAACATCGACCTCATCACTGTCACGGAGTTTATGGATGCGAAGGGAACGCTCCCCGCAGCAGGAGGGGCCGAGGCGATTGCGGACGCTTTGATCTACGTTCCCACGGCGGCAAACTATGAGACCTATTTGGATCTGGTCCTCAAGAACGCAGCGGTGCGGAAGGCGAGATACGAGTGGGAGAAGATCAACAAGGAACTGGATGCCACTGTGGACTCAGACGATGTTCGCAGGGTTCTCGCGGAGTCGTTCAAGGACTCCATGAGCCTCCTCAAGCCATCGTCCTCGGACGACACCGACAAGTCGCTTCTTCTGGGGTATGTCAGCTCGGTGGAGGATCGCGCAAATGGGACGCATGAAACGGTCATGTCCACCCCGTTTGAAACGCTGAACAACAAGGCTGGAGGGACCGGGGCGGGAGAGGTTATGGGAATTTTGGGTATCCCCAGCGCAGGGAAGAGCATCCTTGGAAAGCAGTTTGCGCTCCACAACCTTCTGGAACACGGGATGCCCACGATGGTCATCACCGGAGAGATGCCCTACCAGCAGTGGATGGACAGGGCGGTGTGCGAGATTGGGATGATCGACTTCCGCAACTTCCGCATGGGGAGGCTCACGGACATCGAACAGAAATCTCTGGTCGCCACCATCACCAAGATCGCCAAGCTCCCGCTCTACGTCTATGACCGGAAGAGGATTAGGATGGAGCGTCCAAACGTCGAGTCCGCAATAAGGTCCGAGGCGAAGTCCCACGGGATCAAGTGCGTTCTTCTGGACTACCTCCAACTCATTAAATCGCCAAACGGAAAGAAGGACTTGCGGACGGATCAGGAGATTGGGGAGGTGTCGAACATGCTCAAGGACATGTCGGTCAACTTCGGGTTGCACACGATAGCCCTTTGCGCCGAGAACGATGACGGTCAGGTGCGGAACAGCAGGGAGCCGGAATACGACTTCGACAACATCTTGAAGCTGATCGTTCGGAGCGAGAAGAATCCCAAGACAGGAAACCCGATGATAATTACGGACAAGGTTCTGGTAACGAAGTGGCGCGACTCCGAGAGGGGATATGTTATCAGGGTCGAGATGATCGGCAAGCATTGCAAGTTCATCGACGTGACTTGACCAAATGGATAATTAACTTGTTGACACTCGCTATCACTTCTGATTTAATGCTCTAAGGTCTGGATGGGAACAGTAACAAAACATAATGAAACTTTCTACCACATCAAGCGCACAGGCGGGGCAACCTGCCACAATGCGTATGGCATGGCCGCAACACTTGATGGGAGGCACGGCCCCGAAACCCGTTTCGGTAAATGCGTCCGCCCTGACAGGCGGCGAGGACAATAGCGGGGTCGATAAATAGCCTGTCACCAACTTTATCGTTACCAATAATGAAACCAACCGAAACCCTCTACTACTGGAAAGTCCAAGAGCGTCTTGAGAAGCAAGCGTGGAACGGACATTGCTCCAAGCGGACCCGCGAGATGATCCAAGCCTTTCCGTTCTGGGAGAGGATTTGGTTCTGCATCACCAACAAAGGCTTCTGAAATGAAACAGGGCAAGAACACATTCTTCGCGAACGACACGCTCAACTTCTGGACGTGGATCATAATCTGGTTCGTCTTGACCTTCTTTCTGATCGACACCTCAATTCCTGACCTCTAACATGCCAACCTTCACCAAGCTCCACCACATCTATAAAAAGGTCACTACGGGGCGTATAACGCAAAAGAAGGCCATCCCTGCGTGGATCGGTGTGCCAGAATACCCCCTGACGCGCCTCGGGTTCGTCTATTTGCTCATTTGTAAGAAAACCGGACAGTTCTACATCGGCAAGAAGCTGTTCTGGAAAAAGAGCAGCAACAAGAGTCGTGGAGCCACCACGAGAGAGGAGTCGAACTGGATGGAATACATGGGGTCTTCCAAAGCAGTCGAGGCTCTTGTTAAGGAGCACGGGGTGGAGAACTTCGAGCGTCACATGATCGCGCTCTACGACTCCAAATCCGAACTGGCTCTCTGCGAACTCATGTATCAACTTCAATACATCACTGATCCTAATTGCCTGAACGGCATTCTGAATGTTCGTCTTTACATTAGGCCGGAGATGAAAAACGTGAGAGCGGACGAGAATCTTGGAAGGCTCATTTTTCTTACTGCGAAAGACACTGATTATCGCCAACGATAAAAACATTATGAACGCGCTTGCCGCTGTCGCCTTTTTCTCCACGCTCCTCGGGGCGGCTGCACTCGCGTTCAGCATCATCCTTGAAATCACCAGAATCCTATGAGCAGAACATCCATAGCAAAAGTCACACAGTCCTCCACCGACTCCATACCTGTTCACGTCGAGCAGAAGGGCGCGAGGAAAGCCGTGGACGCGGCCCTCAAGAGGAAAGGTCTGGACATGGACACCTCTTGGTTTGCACGGGCGCGGAGGAGGAAGGTCGAGATGTTCCAAAAGGCTAACGGCAAAGCCACCAATCCAGACCCGAAGAAACTATGAAAAACACAACTGACATCCCCCCAAAAGAAACCTCCCCAATCCCGGGAACCGTGGGCGGGTCGGAATTCGGTGGGATGATTTGTTCGACAGTTTCGATCACGGCAAGCGCGAATGACGGATACTGGAGAAAGGACGGGCAACAGACCATCCTGAAAACGATCCGATACAAGAAGCGCATGACGACGGCGCAGGCGGTCGCGGTCATTGGAAAACACGGAGCCTCGGCCTTGCTGGCACTCGAAAAATCTGGGCGCGTCCGAAGGATCAAGAGGGGGCTGTATGCGGAAGTATAATTTGCCAAACGTCCAGCATCACTTATCCCCGCCTGCTTTCGGCGCGACTTCCTGCGACAGCAAGAATCGTGACGAAACTCCCGCGGGCCGGGGATTAGGTCCAATGGTCTGTTCGCATGATATTTTAACCAACCAACGACTACAAAAATGAATATCGAAAAACTGAACAAAATGGACTCCTGCCGCCACCTTCTGCCGGAACCCGGCGCGGAAGTGGTCGGGGAACTCATCGCGGAGCTACGCAAAGCACAAGATCATCTTGAACTCGCTTGGGGCGTGATCGCCAACGCTGGCCATCGACAAGGCGGTTGGGAAACCCAAGACAAGGAATGGGTGGAAGCGGCTGAACGGTGGCGCGATACGTGGCACAACGATTATCACGCCGGAGAACCGTGCTGCATAAAGCCCGGCGCTGATATTCTTGCGAACGCCAGCCGTTCTCCTGCACGGCCCTGTTCGAGCTTTTACGTGGTCAAGGGATACTGCCTTGTCCCTCACGAAGTGGAAATGTGGGTTGAAGCAGAGACTCCAAAAGCGGCGATGGAGAAGGCCAAGGAACAATTCAAAAAAAGCCCCAACAAGCGGAACTGGATCGTAGGCGGAAGCGAGGACGAAACCTCTGCTTTCGATTTTGAACCCAACTCCGCGATGCCGCCATTGAATAGCTCCTCGAAAGATGCGAACCCGGAGGGTTCGCTGCACTAGCCTTGTTCGACACATTTTTATGAGCGCAAAAACACAAAACGAAGCCTTCTGGCGGGCTGAAAATCGCTGGCGTGAAAAATGGGAAGCGGAGGAACCGATAACCGAACCGGAAAAGCAATACGGCCAATACCTCCGAACATGCGAGCGCATCCAAGGGTTTGCGACCGGATGGTTCGCCTGGACCGGCTTGTTAGGGCACTTTTATTTCAACCAAACAACCACAAAAAATATGGCATACCAATACAGAAACACAGACGACGGAAAAAAACTCTTCAAGGTCCGCTATGGCTTCGCAGCCAAGAACGAGATCATGGAGAAAATCAAGGACAAGGCAGGCCGGATCTACGCGAGAATGCGCGACGGCAGCCTGCGCAAGCTGGAACAGCTCAAACCGTGGAACAGCAAAAAGGAGCGCAAGCAGGTCTTGCGGCAACGCAGAGAGGATCGGCATGTGTTGGCCTAACGCTGCCAGTGACCTATCCACGGCCCACAGGGATCGGTCGAATCACACCAAACTTGGAAAGGCAGTGGATTAGGTCGGCTGGCCTGTTCGACATTTTTTTATGAAAACTGACACACCAAAAACAGATAAAGCGGCGATCAGATGGACTCATGTCTGCGGCGGAACGTGGTATGTATCTGCTGGCTTCTCGCGTGATATGGAGCGCGAAAACGCGAGGCTGCGGGAGGAAGTGTTTCGGGTGTCAAATGACTACATTCCAGAAAACGACGGTCAAGCCCCGCTAGCCTTGCAAGAGATGCGTGACGCGCTGAATCATATTTTGTCGAACGCCGCAGTGAGCCACGCCGGGCCGGGAACCGGTGTGGAAAAAAAGCAAACCAGCCGACGGCCCGGTATTGCGCTCGACTGATCTGTTCGACATTATTTTTTTATGAAAACCAGCACACCTAGAACTGACGCAGAATGTAAGCGGGCAGCATACCGTTTTTGTGATGCCCCAGATGCAAATATCTGGATCAACGCCGACTTTGCTCGCGAACTCGAACGCGACGCATGGCGGAAAATAAATCCCGACGACGCCGGAACTATGCCTGATCTCGGACAACTCTGCTTGCTCTACGATCCCGCAAAAGGCCCGTTCATAGGCTCCCGCGATGACGTGCAGGGCGATGGCTGGCTTTGGGGGCAGGCATACGGTTGCCCGTGGCACAACGGGGAGAAATGGGACGAGGACGTGATGCAGGATGATGATTATCACGTCACGCACTGGCTCCCGCTTCCTTCTTTGCCGAACGCGCCGCATCACGCAGAGACAGCAGACGCAAAGGAGTCCAAATGAACACCCTCAAACGTGGCGCTGACGGCTCTTGCGGGAATGCGATGGTTCGGAATGACCTTAGTAGAGACAGCAAGGGACAATGTGAATTTGCGAAAGACGCAACTAATGGAATCCCACGCTGCCCTTACCCGGCAACGCGTAAAATCGGAGATAATTGGTTCTGTGATTTTCATGGTTCCCGTCACGAGGAGATTGTAGCAGCAGTCGGATTCGAGAAAGTCACCGACTGTCTGGACATGCTCCAGAAGCACAAGGTGATCCACCAGAAGCAACCGCTACAGGAGGACGGGAAGCGTCCGTGTATCTGGTATCCAAGCGAAGTATCGTCAACAATAAAATGAGCGAGGACGATGACATAGAGCGACTCAAGGAGTTCGTGGCGAAGATCGGGGAACACTTCGACACGGTTCAAATCTTCGCGGCCCGCCAAGAGGACGATGGAACAGTAAACGTGAACTGGGGTTCTGGAAACTGGTCCGCACGATACGGACAGGTGCGCCAGTGGGCGTTCAAATAGGACAAGCGAGCCAAGTCCGAAATCAAGGAAGATGACTAACCTTCGCGAAGTAGGCGATATATGCGAAGAAGGTAGAAGGGTAGTATATTTTATCGTCAACGATAACGGCCTGCCCACATGACGTAAGCGTAGGCATATCTTCTCCAGTGGCTCCCTCCCGCCCCGCAAGGAGTCCCACCTGACCAGTATAGGCAGAGAGAGGAAAGGTTGGGGATGGTTAGAGATGTTATGGATTGTTTTCTGAGTAGTGAACGAAAGCGAGTCTGTTTCACTCACTCCCTTTAGAGAGACGAGAGAGGAAGCGAAAGGCGGTGTGTTTCACAAGCCCTCTTTAGAGAAGCGTGCTCCCATCAACCAGCGGAGCGCATACCCCCACCCGCAGCGCCCTCCTCGCCATGTCAGATTTAACAGATCCCTTACTCCTCACACTGCGCCGGGAAGCGCTCCAGAATGCCCGTGGTGACACCGTAATTCTAAATCAATGCCCATCATGCCACTAGATACCTGCAAGCCCGTAGAGAGGCGACAGGTTCGCAATGCGTGGCATGAACAGGTGGACACTATGAGGGGATTTATCGTTAAGGATATTATAGGAAACGATAATTCTTTGCATGGGGTGCAAATAGTTCTTGCAACATGAAGGGGCATTGTGTAGTGTGGGGATAGTTGGGGCATGAGTGGAGAAGCGACCAACCATTGATCTCAGAGGAAAGGCGACATATGCACGCATTGTGATGCGTTGATATGTTCTTCTCCTCTATCCAACCTAACCCATGAAATACCCTTTCATGCTCTACGCTCTAACCGTGGGATGAAAGCAGAACGTGGGCGCTCTATTTGGTTTGTGCAATGTGCATTGACATATCCTCAACGATAATCAGCGCACATAACCACAAACCAAAAACACACAATGAACACATCAAACACATCAGTATTGGCTCCAGTTACGGCTGGAGATAAACAAGCGGTCTCTATGAAGATGATCGAATCCGCTATCAAGTCGGGGAAGGAGGTGAAAGGGATTCATGCCTCTGATATGTCTTCCTTCATGGTGGACAGGATCAAGGGCTCAGAGAGTGCGTTGCGGGATGCGGTGTTGGCAGCTTCCGTCTCTGTCCGCATGGGCAGCACGTTCGAGAGCGCGGTGGAAGATAAGCTCCGTCTCGCTTTCCCGGTGGGGAGCACGGTTGCTAACGTCTTCTCTTGTGCTCGCAACGTGGTGCCAGCCTTACAGAAAGCCAAGGTCAACCTTTTGACAATCCCCAACCTTTACGGGATGCGGGAACTCAAGAAGGTTATCGCGGATGACAAGCACGAGTCCCACAAGGCGGTCATCGCCGGTATCAAAGCGGGCAAGAGCCTTGGCAAGCTGAAAGCGATTCTGTCGGAGAAAACGCCCGTTATCAAAGCGCCCGTGACGGCAGGAGATAAGAAGGAAGAGGCGCACGCGGTCCTCACCTCTCCCTCTGGGAAGGAATTGCGCTTGCTGGCAGCAGACGCTTGCATTGCGGCCCTTGTCAAATCGTCGCCGGAGCAACTGGCCGAGACGCTTAATCTCGTCTGCAAGGGATTCGCGTTCACGGTCGCAGCAAAGAAGTAAACCAAGTAGAGCGTATCAAACGAAAAGCCCAGACTTTAATCGGTCTGGGTTTTTTCGTGCCTTGGCATAATCGCCGTGCATTAAGCGTTGCCCGCGGCTTTCATCCTGTGGACCTTGAGAAGTTCCATCGGACTCAGGGTTATCGTTGGCAATAATCGTCCTGCTGTCGGGCCTGCCCTGCCCTGATCCTGCCCTGATCCTGTTATCTCTGACGATAAAGTCTCTCCTGCCATGCGGCTCTTTTGCGCGAGGATGCCCGTGGTGGGGTTTTCTTCGGAAAGTAATGGTAACGTAGCGCCCCGGACCTGCTCGGCCTGTAGCGGGGCACCGTTATTGTGAATCACAATCATCTGGTTGAATGAGTTCCTGTTCGCGTCTGCGGGAGTCATGTTGTCGAGTCCCAGTGTTTTCCTGACGATTCCTTCCAGTCTGGTGAGGAGTTCGATTCTCTCCTTCTGGTCTGCCATTCCTGTGCTCTTGATGCGTCTCGCGTAGATGGCTCGCTCGTCGTTAATCTCCTTGAGCATGAAAGAATAGTGGTCGTTTACTGCGTCCTTCATCCTATCGCCTACGGTCTGGGATGCTTGGGCGACGAACTTCTCTTGGAGGAGCTTTCGCTTTTCCGGCCATTTGTGGGTGTAGGCGAACTTCTGGAGGTAGTCCTCTGACAGGTCCTTGCACTCTGGGGTTTGCTTGAGTTCTCGTAAACTCATCCCGGCCATGTAGAGAGCCTCGATGAGATCCCAGTCGTGCTTGCGGTTGGGATGGGGTAACGCCATCGCTTTCCTTGTGGCGGCGGTCTTGCTGATGCGCTTGGTGATTCTCTCCTGCTGCTGTTTGCTTCGGATCATGGGGCAATTATCGCCAACGATACTGCTTCTGACAAGAAAATAGTCCTTGCCATACAAAGGGGTTTAGTGTAGACTATAGGTAGAAGTTGAGGAAGTGGAGACCGATACTTCCATTGCTCTCTGATAGTTCGGGAACTGACGGTGATTCTTTACGATTTATTCACTGCCCGTCAGTTTCGGTTTACATGGTTTATGAGGTTTAAGGTTCGGGGGAGAGTCCAGTTTCGATTGGGCTTCTCCCTGTAATGCGGCACGAACGCGACAAGCCGTTCGGAATATCTCTGACGATATTCGCGCAGAGTCACAACAAACCTCAAACACACAAAACATATGAAACTATATCAGCGTATCGCGCATGACCTTGACTGGTCGGAGCGCAATGGAAAGGCAGACGAATATCTTGATTACATCGAGAAAAACCTTCTGCCTCACGGTTCTGGAATTGACAGTGGATGCAAGATCGGCCGGGGAAAGTATTCCCGCCAACGCTTCTACATTCATTTCGGATTCCATCACATGGACGAGAATGGCTATTATGACGGGTGGACGGATTACCGCGCCACCATTCAAGCCGATCTTGTTCGTGGGTTCGACCTGTCAATCCACGGAGAAAACCGGAACGACATCAAATCCTATCTGCGTGAGATGTTCTCTCATGTTCTCGGGGAGGAGTTTGTCGATCAGGAAGAACTCCGGTCACTTCCAAACGAATTGATACCACAATGAGACGCAAGACCACTACCGTCTATAAGCGTCCGTTCCCTTGGGAGTATGTCCTCGCGATGATCTTGGTTGCGCCGATTCTGGCGACAATCTGGTGGGTCGCGATGGTCCTCCTGTTTCAGTAGTCAGACACTCCATCCTCCTGTAGCGGGAGGGTGGCAGTCTGATTATCCTCAGAGATAATCGGTAAACGCAGTTAACCTCAAACATAGAAAGCAAAACACACCATGACAACAGAAGAAATACTGAACGAAGCCCTGACTCGGATGGGGTTCGCAATCTCATTCTCGCCTCCCGTTGGGGGAGTGGATGAAAAGTGGCCGCATATCCGGTTCGACTTCACGCTCAAGCGAAATGACAAAGTGGTCATCCCGAAGTCTCCGTATAATTTGGGGATAGGGCGTGTGAAGATCCCGAAAGAGAACTTCACAGCAGAAGCGATGATGGGCCTGTCGGTCGAAGAGTCGGCAATGCTTCGCTCCATGCGGATTCGCCCACATGCTGACTTTGTGAACAAGGACATTCAAGCGTCCTTGTGCGCGAAGCTGGCGAAGAAACAGAAGGTCCAGCCGAGTCTCGCGGACGTGATGGGTTCCCTCCTTCTGGATGGGTCGGCGTTCTTTGATGCCGAGTCGTTCGAGGATTGGGCTGCTGAGTTTGGATATGACTCCGACTCTCGCAAGGGAGAGGCGATATTCAACGCCTGTTCGGAAACCGGACGGATTCTCTCAAGGAATCTTTCCGCCGCAGAACTCGCAGAACTCAGAAACTTGGCACAAGACCTATGAGCATCGCCCAGAAGATCGCTCTCGCGGGCATTGTCGTGTGGGTCGTTATCGGGTTCCTGATAATGTCCCGCTAGTTCGGCACTCTCCCTATTATCGTCAACGATAGTGGGGAGCAGCCGGAATAGAACACCGGAAAACAAACCTCAACAACACAGAAAGAAAAACACACCATGCAAATAAACATCACGCCAATACTTCTGCGGGAATCCTTTGTCCCGTGGGAGATGTCGAACTCCCGCGCCAATCTCGGTGATAACGCGGGGAAGATCACTTGGAACAACTCCCTCGCGCAAGCGGAGGAGGAACCCTTGGTCCTGACCACGGCAGAAGAGGTCAACGCCTTTCTGGGTTTCGTCAAGGGGTCAGGAGGGTGGACGGACGAGGAGATTAAGAAGTGGACTCTCAAGGAGACCCGCGCCCTGTTCATCCAGTGGGTCGCGGCAGACATTCGCGAAGGTTTCGGGGATGATCTTCCCGATTATCCGAAAGACTGGGACTGGGAGGAATATCAGCAGGACTCGGAAGCTGGTCGCGTAGCATCGCGCCTGTTCTTCCACGCCGACACAGGGCAACTCTTCTTTGAGTTGGGAATGTAGACAGATACACCGTCCATTACTTTATCGCCAACGATAATTAGTGGGCGGCAATCTGACCGCACGACGCAGTCAGTCAACCAAAACATCAAAACCAAAACTATGAGCAAATACATTGATAAAGTAGCATACGAGGTCGCTATGCAGGTTCTCCACAATGGAGAGCTTTTCCCAAAGGACCAACCGCTTCCTACGGCAACATCTGTGGCGGAAGTCGTGAAGCCGGTTATCACCAAGTGCGTCAATGCACATGACGAACTGGTAGCGAAGCTGGAGGAGGCTCGCGAGTTCATCATGCGGCACGACGAGAGCGACGATGGGGAGGTTGCCATGAGTAAGGAAATCTCCGATCTCCTCGCGAAACTGGAGGCCGAGTGATGAGCGATGAGCTATCACCCGAAGCAAGAGCCTACTTCGCCAAGTGCGGAGCCAAGGGAAAAGGAATCAAGAAGAACATATCGGAGGTCGAGAGACAGCGCAGGAGAGACTTCGCCCGAGGAATCCAAAGACGTAGAAAGGAGTTGGCTCGGAGTCTGGTGGCTCCGACCGAGTGACGTTGCTGATCGTTGCCCTGCGGCGCGTAGTCTGGAGCAGAAAGGATACAGGTTAATCTCCCACTGTGCGCCGTTCGGCACGATCCTCCAATACAAGAAGGGGGATGATTGGAAGTTCGTGATACCATCCAAACCAAAAACCATAATGACGCGTAAGGAGTCACTGATCTTTATCAGGGATCAATGGAATCTGAGGCGTCCTTCCGAGGAGGAGTATTTTCAGAAGAGGATACTCCTTCCGCTTGCTTCTGAAATCTAATAACAAACCAAAAACATAACATGAAAAAATACAGCATCAAATCAATCGGCGAAGTCGGGGCACCAATCAGCATCAGCGGAGAGACGCTTGACGCGGCCATCACAGCCAACCAAGTGGCGATCATTAAAGCCTCCGCTCTCGGTCGCGTGGCTGGCTATAAAATCACCAGCCAGAAGATCGAAAAGCCAACGGCAGACAACGCCCGGCATCAGCACGAGCTTGTGGTGGAGTGGGAGACAACCAGCTACGTCAACGACAAGCTCAACCGCCATCCTCAAAAGACGGTATTTGAGATCACGGATACAACCTCTCACAGAATCATGTAACCAACCGAACAAAGAGCCGGATTACCTTTCGCGAGGTGGTCCGGCTTTTTTTCGTGTCTTGAATTATCGTTGACGATAACTACTTCGCTCTCTTGTAAGTGGTCCTGTAGGGGCCATGGTTGGGCCTCCTGTAGCCCCTGTTGAGCGGGTTTCGGACGTATCCTGCCAAGTCTTCCAGTGGGATGTTGCGCTTCCTTAACCACTGAATAGCCATTCCTCGATTATATAGGTTGCCCTTGCTGTTGCGTTCAATTTCCCACTGCGAAGCGTGCCGTTGGTGGCAGATCTCTCCGGTGAGGTCGGCCCCTCCCTTGATCTTGACCAGCTCTCGAAAGATTCGGTCCCAACATTCCCTCCCGACGACCGCATCGATCATGTCATTCTGGTTGGCTACCCACCAATCCCGACTGAAAGCAAACATGTCGGAACCGGGATACTTCTCAAAACTGTCCTCCCTCGTCATTGGCCTTGGCTCCCCATGGTAGTCGTAGCGGCAAGCAAAGCAACTTCCTCTCTCCTTCACTGCCTGAACGATTTTGGCGTGGGTTGGGTCTAGGAACTGAATGTCGCTATTGTGGAGGATGATGACCGTGTGAGGCTCCGCATGGAGGCAGGCTAGCCTGACCATGTCTTTGATGAACGGAACCCCGTAGGAGCCTCTACGGAGCGAAGAGTCGGGCAATCCGAGTTGGTATCCCGTCCACGTTTTGCTGGCCTGATCGTATCTCTTCCTCGCCCCCTCGTCCATGGGATATGAGGAGAAGACGTGGAGGATGTCCTTGCTCCTACCAATGTTCTTGAGGTTCTCCCCGATGGTCCATAGCTCGTTCGGGAAAGCATCGTAGCGCGAGTAGGCGACATGGTTCTTTCGCATCGGGCTACCGTGCCAGTTGGAGGGGGTGTTTGCTGCGAGGGCTACCACGGGAGTCGTCACGGCTTGGGCTAGGTGGAGGGGGGCGGAGTCGGTGGCGAATATGCACTCGGCTTTCTCCATGAGGGCGACCAGATCGTAGAGCTTCTCGGCTCTGGGGTTGTGGATGATCTGCCTGTCGGGGAACCATCCGGCTACCGCCTCCAAGAGAAGCTGTTCGTGTGGGAATGGGGAGGAGTGGCCTTCGGTGAAGACGATGACGAACTCTTTCTGTTTTATCGTTGACGATAATAGCTTGGCCTCACGTTCTGCGTTCCTCCTGTCCAATACGAGAGGAGGACTTTCGCGCCAGATCCCGTCATGTCCTGACAGGCGGAGGATGTCCTTGACGAACGAGTCGAGCTTGACTTCCGGCCTGTAGTTGTGGCCGTAGACTTGGGCTACCAACGCCTTGTGTCCCGCCACTTGCACAGGATTCCCGCCGATCATCTTCTTGGCGAGGTCGATCCTGCGGAAGTCACCATCAAAAATCAGTGGCGTTATGTAGGAACAAGCCTCGGTGATTTCCGCGAACTGTTTCGCGACTACCAGCGGGATCTTCTCCCCTGTTCTGACATGGTCCTGATAGAGTGCAGGCAAGAGTGCCAAAATATCGCCTGACCGCCCGAGCAGAATTGTGGGAATCATAGCCCCTCCCACGTTTGCCAAGTGTGACCGCCACGGTGCAACCCGCCCTCTTCCCCGATGTTCTGCATCCTTGCGATGTAGGGCTGGACTGCGTAGAGTCCGTTTTCGAGGAAGAACTTCGTGTAGGTCTGGTCCCACACATTTCCTTCCCAACTTTCATTCGGCGGGAGTGGAAACTGCTTGGTGATGGAGAGCAGGACGTGCGCCATTTTTATTGGGGCCATGTATCCCCACATCCCAGCCCACGTCTCATTGATTTCTGACTTAGCGAGGTTCGCTTTAGTTGGCTTCCTCCCGTCCTGCTTGGGGGAGAGGGAGACGTGAGAGAACTTCGGGATGTCCTTGTGCAATTCATACTCCTGCATGAGATACTCCACCGCCCCCTTGCTGGGTAGGGTGTCGTCCTCAAGGTAGATGAACGAGTCGAAGTCCGAGTGGGCCAATCCCGCGAGAACCCCGCGAAGGTTATTGTTCGTGTGATGGACTCCGGAGTTGAACACGCAAGTCGTAGAAGCGTAGAGCGGCATCTTGCTCTCGATGAGGGCGTAGATGTGCTCCTTGTGGCCTGCGATGTCTTCGATCCCGACAATGTGGTGGAGTCCTTCGCATTGGTGGTCCATTGCGTCCAAGACCTGCTTGGAGTATTGGAGCCTGTGGGAGTGGAGGGTGACGAGTGCTGTTTTCATGTCGTTGCTTTCATAATTGATAGTTTCTTCCTGATTCTGCGAGTTAAGTAATCCCACCCGCAAGCGGTGTCTCCTATGAGGATTTGGTTCTTTCTGAGAGCTTGTCTGACAACGCATTTCGTGACGCTTCCATCCACTGAATGCCAAGTCAAAACCCCAAGCAGTGACCTTACGGGAACTCTTCTTGGTTCTTGCTCTTTAGATCCCCACTTATCCGTTCCATTAATTCTCTTGGTGTTCCATCCACGGATTGCTTTCTTGCTTAATTTTCTGTGCTCCTCCTTGGTTATGCGCTTTTTGCGTCGATAGTGCATTTTAGCTAATCCTCACAAGGTTTGGTCATTTGCTTGTTAGCCCTACGCGCCTCGGGGCACGTTTGCCGGATTTCGCAGCCGTATTTTCCAAGCTGCTCGTATAGCCGCAGCGTTCGCGGGGTTGCGTCTCTGTCCGGCAGCAGCATATTTTCGATGGTCGCTGTCCAGCTTCGCAGAGCCTCGAAAAGCTCCGGGCTAACAGGCTCTTGCACCGAATCCCTAGCAGTCGGCACTTCTGGTTGTTTGATCGTTTCAGGTGTTGGCATAGGTTCTATTTGGTTTGAGAGGTTTTTTCGGGATCGGTGAAGGCGCTTTTCGCATGAAGAAGATCGCGCCACTGTTTCACCACGTCATTCCACTCGGATTGCGTGCAGTGACTCATTGGTACGGCGTTGCAGATGATGCTTTCCGCCCATTCTACAAGGTGTTGCAGCTTCGCCGTCTTATCGGCTTCCTCGGCCCATCGCTTCACAGCATGAGAGTTTGCCGCCTGCCAGAACTCTCTGCTTCCGTAATCGTCGGGGTCGTTCATAGGGCCGTGCAGGGGACGGTATTTCTTCACGCATTGCCTCAGCCCGGCGAGTTGCTGGCGTGCAAGGTGGCCTTCGTGTAGTTGCCCCATGTATTCATCAAGGGTCATTTCTCTTTGTGGTGTTTCCATAATAAAATGCGAACAAGGCGAGCCACCTAATGCCGCCCCGTCCAGACTCGGAGCGGGGGCGACGTTAGATGCTTCCATTTGCGGCGAAGTGGCGGTTACGGGCGTCATAGGTGCTCTTGGACGTTCGCAGAATATATTTCGGCCCACCCGCACCCTTCGTCTTTTTCATTGTTGATCCCTCCGCAGAATGCGTGGACCTCCTTTGTTTCACCGCTCCCGAACTCAACGAGGGAGATCAATCCTCCGTTGCATTCTGGGCACTCTGCCAATTCCTCCGGGCATTCGCTTATGGGTTTCATATTCTTGAGTAAACCAGGTCCGCGAGGCGCTCGGTCTCTTCGGCCTCTGACTCAGTTAAATCTCTATCCTCGGATTCCGCATTGGAGTTGATTTCGTCGATTTGTTTGAGGATTTCTTTGTTTGTCATCGCGCTCATTATATCATTTCGGGTTTTCGAGATTGTTGATTTTTCGGGTTTCGCAGCCCGCAGATTCTTTGTTTATGCGGGTCAAATTATTTTCTTGACGCCAAAATCTGCGAACAAGGCGAGTCACCAAACAGCCGGTAAACGTCGCTCGCGAGGTCACGCCTGATCCTCCGGCTGTTGGTGCTCTTGGTCGTTCATGGCGTGGTGATGGGGTTCTTGGTGACGGACCAGACGTTATCAGGCTCACCGTAGAACTCAACATTGAGTTCGGGGTTCCTTGCGAGTTCGTTGCCGAAGGCCCAGACTGCCGGATGTGCGGGGGTGTAGTCGTGCGCCCCCATGATCCCTCCGTCCTTGAGCTTGTTCCAGTAGGCTCCCACGTCCTTGACCAGACCCATGAACGAGTGGTTCCCGTCCACGAACACGAAGTCCAAGGAGTTGTCGTCATGGATGCTGGCCTTGAGGGACGAGTCTCCTTTGATGGGGATCACCCTCTCGTAGCATCCGGCCTGACGCATCTGCTTCGAGAACTTCTCCAACTGATTCTCGAATGTGAAGTGCTCGTATTTTCCAAGAGCGAACGTGTCGTGGGCGAACAGGGTGAATTCCACTCCGAGGTTCATCAACTCCACGCAGAGGTAGGATGTTCCGGCCCCTTCCAGCACCCCGATCTCCGCGATTCTGACGGGACGCCTGAGTTCCGCGAGCCTCCTCGCGATGATGGAGTAGTAGTTGCTGAATGTGAACCAGTCGTGGAAGACTGACGTGTAGGTGTGTGGTTTCATAAAAGGTATTTGAGGTTTCCGTCTTTGTAGGTTGTTTCGACCTTGATCCGGGCCACTTTGAGCCAGTCGAAGATCGTGTTGAAGTAGATTTGTTTGTAGAATAACAGTCCCTCGTAGGACACGAAAAGGACGTTTTTTGCCGTGCTTGCTGCCAGCTCTAGCGCGAGCAGGACGCTATCCTCGTTAAATGCTTCTCCCTCATAACCATGGTTGTATCCACGCTGTCTGACGGATGTTTGGGAGATGGTTCTGTCCCTGCAAATAATGATGAGGTTTTCCTTGTAGGACAGGTCGGGATAGTGCCTGTTGATCCCCCACTCGCACGGGACGGAGTCTCCGTCAACGAGGAGGTCCGGATGCTGTGAGAGGCAGGATTTGAGCCACGTCTGTCCGCTGGATTCTGGGCCTGTGACTGTGACGTTCATGTGTTGGAAAGAAAAAGGGGGCCAGCCATTGCTGACCAGACCCCTCTTGGTTGTGTTTGTCCTTGGTTACTTGGTTTCGATGGCGATCCAGTCGATCTTCTCCCCACTACCGTCCGCTTTCTGGACGAGGGCGAGCACTTCGCGCTTGGCGATGTTGAAGACGACGATGTTGTCCTCGAAGGCGGGTTCGTCCACCGTCAGGAAGGACTCTCCGGTCTTGATGTTGACGGACAGGAAGTTCCCTTTCGGTCCCTTCTCTTTTCCACCCTGATTTCCAGCCGGAACCTCACGGGCTGCGTCCGCTGCCGAACGCGCTTCCTTGGAGTTCCAGTTCTCCTTCGCGGCTTCCTTGATGAGCTTCGCCTTGATGCTCGCGTCCTTCTTCGGCGTGTCGGCCAGAACGGGCATGACGATCTCCTTGTAGACCGTGGGAAGGATGTTCGGGTTGCGGTCTTCCTTCTTCACGGAACGGGCGAGGCGCATGTGCGAGTAGATTGTCGCGCCGCTGCGTCCAGTCTTGGCGCAGAAGTTGTCGATCACCCCTTCGAGCTTGCGGTCCTGCAACGCATTTCCGAGGTCTCCGATTGCCCACGGGCCGAAGTCAGCCATCACGACTGCCACCGCGAACTTCTGAGCCACCTGCTCGTCGGTCGCGTCCGGAGACACGTCCACGAAGTTCGTGCCGGAAGTGAAGTTGAGGTCGAGCGTCTTGCGATCAACCTTGTCGAGTTCGAGGGCTGCTGTCAGCACGTCAAGCTCGCGGTTGGCTGCTCTTTCCTCGACCTGCCACTGCTCCTTCTGGTGATCGAGTCCTGCTTCGATGTCCTTCTGGACGGACACGAGGGCGTCCTTCCAAACCTGCTCGGTCTCATCGGCAAGCTCCTCGTTGTTGAGGGCGATGGAGACGATGGCTTTCACATCCTTCTCCTCCACGCTCACGCCCTTGTTCGCCTTCTTGATTTCCTTCGCCTTGGCGGAGACGTAGGTTTTTTGATCCACGAACTGATCCCCCACGGGGAACAGAAGCGGCTGTTTTTTTGGTGTTTTGGCCATAATGTTGTGTTGTGTTACTGCGGTTTATTTGCCAGATACCAAGCGAGCATTGCCCTTCTGATTTCTGGTCTTGGTTTGTGAGTGCCGAGAAGCCATCGGTAAACGCTGATGCGGGTTCCGGCGGTGTCTTGGCGTTTGGTTTCCAGATAAGCATTCAGTTCTTTCCCGAAGGTCGCCTTGCTCCTGCCTAATGCGATGAGCGCGGCGTTGATCTTTTGGGTTAAAACTGAATGCTCCATCTGGGATTATCGTTGGCGATAAAGTTTAGAACGGCTCGGTGTCGCCATCCGCTGCCTCGGGATTGAATTCGAGGTCGATGGCGGCTTGCTTGACGCAGGCCGTGAACGCTGGGAACTTCGGAACAACTCCGACCGCTTCCTTCTCCAGACGGGCCTCCTCGAATTGCAGGAGGACTTTCTTTCCGACCTCTCCGAGCTTCTTGCCCATGAGCGGTCCAGCAGGGACTACGCACTCCGCCCAGTTCTGCGGATTGCAATCCGATTCCTGACCTCCGGATGGCTGGGTGGTAGCTGGAGCCTGCTTTGCTGTTCCGGTGTCACCACGGGCTTCCTGTGACGATTGCGGGTGGTTCCCGATGATGATGACACCGGCGTCCCTGAGGAAGATCCACACGCTTGCGACATAAGCCTGCATCGCTGCGTCGGTAAGGTTCTTCTTGGCGTAGGTCGCGTGGACCATGTCATGCACGGCGAGGTGCTGGATGCAGAGGCTTTCCGCTGCGTCGAGGAGGGAGTATCCACCCTTGGGACGGACGGGCTGGTCATAGACGACCTTGCTGTCCTTCACGGGCTGCTCCATGCCGTGCTTGGCGGCTTCCTCTTTCCCGCCTGCCTCGGCGGGGTCCACCTCTTCGATGTCGGCGTTGTTGCCGATGTTGAGGATCTCCTCCTTAACGTGCCCACTCTTCCCGTCATACTCGTTGTATTTGTAGGTGACATCCCCGAACTTCTTGTTCGTCGCGAGGATCTTGATTTCCGCGCCCTTGAGGGACTTCGGAAGCTCAGTTCCCCACACTGCGATCTTGATGTCGCCGTGCTCAGTGGAGAGAATCCCGTTCTGGACGGTGCTCTTTCCAGCTTGCTTCACGTCGAAGACGCTCTTGAGGGTTCCTGTGATCTCGTCGATCTTGTCTCCCTCGGAGAGCCCGAGGGCTGTTCCGACTGGGTAGTCGCGTCCTGATTCTGGTGTTTTCTTTTTGGTTGCAAAAGCCATAATGTGTGTTGGTTGAATTATTGTTGGCAATAGTTGTTATAGTTTGGAATGCTAGTATCTGTCAACTGGTTTTCTTTAGTATCCGAGGATTTTCCCCACCCCTGCTGTGAGCTTGAGGTCGTTGCGGAGGTATTCGAGAGCCTTCTCGGTGTTGCGATGATAGGCTACCGCGAACTCACTGCCGTCTCCGGTCTTCTCTCCGACTCCGAGGGCTTTTGCCACGTAGCCGAGGCTGCACTTCACCTCGTTCCGGTTGCGTCCGCACAGCCACTCGTCCATGAGTTCCACGAACATGCTGTTGTTCCAGTAGCGTCCGGAGCGCAGTCCTGCGGGAACCGTGACCCCCAATATGCGGGAGCGCAGCGTGAGGAATGGAAGGTCGAACTGGTTGATATTCCATCCGGCCCACTGAGCGTTGGTCTTCTGCGAGTCGGTGAAGAGTTCCCAGAACATCTTGAGCATCGCGGCCTCTGTCTTCATCTCCTTGACGTGCAGGATGGCTGTCTTGTCTCCTTGGATTCCGATGGCGAGAATGGTTCCCGTCTCCGGACGGAGCGCGGCTTTGTCGAGCCAGTCTGCTTCGTGGCTCGATTTCGCGGCGTTGATCTTCTCTTGTGCTTTTTCGGGGCCGAGGTTGCCAACCTTGACCTCTGCTAGGTCGAATGGGGGCATGATGGCTTTGGCTCTGTCGTTGTCTGGCCCTGTTTCGATGTCTACGATGTATTTCATTTTGTGTGTTGGTTTTTGGTTTTTACTGCGATTGCTTCACGGATGATTGCTGATAGGTTCTTTTTGTGCCACGGGAGATAGTCGTCGTCCTGCCAGATATTCGGCTCGCCTTCGTCTTGGTGTTGGACGATGTATTCCCCCTCGTTTAAGATGATTCTGGATTTGGTTCGGAAGGCTGGTTTGGGAAGAATGAACTCCGCGATGACCTCCGTTTTTGTTTTGATGGGCATTATCGTTGGCGATAAATTAGGTTTCTTTATTGGCGGTAAGTAGAAGCAGGGTTTCGATATTTTTATGCAGGTCTCCTCCAAGCTGGAACTCCCCATCATCTGCATTAACGCATTCCGCTAGAAGCCGAGACGCTTCCGATAAAAGGCATGACTGCGCCTCCCATGCTCTGAGATACCCCCTAATGTCCTCCACCCAAGAGTCAACGCATTCCGGCCCGAGTTCGTCGTCGGCTGCGCTGATGTATTTTTCGATCTGTTCCTTTGTGGGTTTCATGTCGGGTTGATGTCGTTGACTCCTTCTCCGTCGAGGCAATAGAACACCACGTCATCCACCAGTTCCTTCAACTGGGAGGAGGAGAATGGGATTCCTCCGGATTCGATGGTGATCCTGTCCACGCTGATCGGCTTGTTTCCGTAGACTGGAACGTATCGCACGGAGTCCTGCCTGTCTCCTCCACGTGGGATCTGGTCGATCTCGGTGTCTGCGATGAAGTCCACCTCTGCGGTCACGTCGAAGTAGCGGGAGTGGTACGGTAGCGCGTAGTCTGGGATGCGGATGTTCATTTGATGAGCGGCATCCAACCGTCACTGGGTTTGTCCTCGCTGTCTCCGTCCATCCAGTCGAGTGCTTCACGGGCGGAGTCGGTGACGTGGTTGCTCCATTCCTCGTTGTCGTTCTTCTCGTCGATGTCGTTGATGTCCATCAGTTCTTCGAGGACTTGGATCTGCGCGTCGATGGCGGCGTGGTTGTCTCCTCCGAACTTGCCCGGCGATGGAACTTTTAGTTTGATCGTTTCAAGGATCTTGGCCTCTGCGATGATTTCAGTTGGTGTAGGTTTCATGTGGGCTACCATCATATCAAAATGATAGCAAACGTCAATTAGTTTTCTTTAGCTCCAGAAATGAGATAGGCCACTCACGGTAGCTATTCCGCAAGTGGCCTTTCACGATGGTCTGACCAGCGATCTCATTGATACCCCTTCTTGATAGCACTTGTTCACTTATCGTCAACGATAAATTTCAACTATTTCCAGAAACGAGAAAGGGCGAGGGAAACACTCCCTCGCCCCAACCTCATTCACATGAACACTGAACTGCGATTACTGTATCAAAGAGACCGCTCTGCGTCAAGGTCTGAGTTTTCTTACCATGGAGGCTTTCACCCCCTGATTCACCTTTGCGGTGGCGTTGTCCAACAGGTCTTGGGCCTCTTGGATCTTTCCCTGCCCGACCAGTCGGGAGAGGGTTGGTAAAAGGGTCTGGTGCGTCCTCTTGAGGATCGGCCCCGCCGAGGAGCGGTAGAGGTATTCCTGCTCGTCCGTCATGTCCACGCCTTGCAGTCTCGCGGAGCCGAGGGGGATGGAGAGGCCAAGCTGGTCGATCTCGCTCATCAACCCGCCGGAGTCCGCCACGGAGAGGACGCGTCCAATAATCGGGGTCTTCTTGTTCTTCACTGGCTCCCCGTAGACGTTCAGTGCTGGGAAGTTTCCGATGGTCTTCGTCACCCCCATGCTCGCCATGATCTGCCCACGGAAGGAGGAGGAGCGGTAGATCCCATTGTTGATGAAGTCGGCATTGATCTGCTTGATCGCGTTCGGGACGATTGTTCCTACTTGACCAGCAACCCACCGCTGCACTCCAGATCCTGGGCTTGGCGAGTAGATCGCTTGGAACATCGAAGATGCTGACGAGAAGAAGGACTGCGAGAGTTGGGATGTCGCGATGGAGGCGACAAATCCGAAGGCGAGGTTGGAGGCGTTGTCCGTCACGCCCTGCTTCTTGTCCCTGTTCTGCTTCTTGAGGTCCAGCATGGTTCCCACCGTTCCGATCAGGGAGGCCAATGGGCCGAGCGGGAGGTAGTTGACCACCGTGTTCCCAAACCGCATGGAGTAGGGGCGCATTCCTCGCTCGAAGAACATTGCTCTGTCCCGCTTGTTCGTCGGGCCGAATCCCACAAGCTCAAAGTCATCGTCGTCATCCCCGCTGAATATGGCTCCGAGCAGGAGGGCCGTTGCTGCGCCGATGATGGACTTCCGGACTTGGATGGAGTCCGCGATGTTGTTGCCTTTATCGTCAACGATAGTCCAGTCACCCTTCTGGTTCTTGCCCTCCTGATGCTTGGCGACCGCAAAGCGCATGAGGCCGACTGGGGTGTAGTTGAGGGATTCGTTCCACACGTTCGCCACGATGTTCGTGAACGGGAAGATGAGCTTGACGGGAGTGTATTTGTTTCCCAGCTCCCCAATGAAGTTCGCCAGAGATCCGATCATCCCCTTCGGCCTTTGGGCGTAAGCGGTTTCCAGTCCGATCTGCTCTGCCCTCTCGATCTTCCACTGGGTTTCCGTGTCTCGGAGGGATAGGTCTTGCCGGATGATTTCGTCGGCCCTGACGGAGATGAGGGCATTACTGCCTCCTGCTGCCCCGACTTCGGCTGCTGCCTGCTCGCGGGCATCCTTGAGCATTTGCGGGGTGATCTGGACACCCTGCCACTCCAAGGCTCCGGCGTATCCAGCCCCACGAAACAGCATATCCGTTGCCGCCATGAATCGGGAGAGTCCTCGCATGGAGATTTCCACGTTCCCGATCTTCACCCCACGGGCGAGGACGTAGTAGGCTTTCTTCCACCATGTGTCGGCGCTCTCATTGCTGATTCTCTCAACTGGAAGCTGGGCCATCTCGGTGATCGTTCCCCGCTTGAGTTCTCCCGATCCGTATTTGGCCGAGACTTCGATTGGGACCAGTCCAGTCTCCATGGTGTAGCGGAAACGGTTCCACGAGGTTGAGTCGGGGTTGACGAGTTCTTGGATCGTCCTCGCGATGATCCTCCCTGCGGCCTTCGGGTTATCTACCGACATAGCCAGAGTTTGTCCCACAAGGTTCGCGGCGTTGCCCACGGGGTTCGCGACGAGGTAGGTCGAGGGGCCGGAGAGGAGCGAGAAATACCAGTAGGAGGTGAGGAGTTCCTTCTTAGTGAACGGGGTCGAGTTGGCTATCGCATTCGCGATCTCCTGCCGGATGCTGTCCTTCAATGCCCCTTCGGGGAGAGCGTCCATCTCGTTTCCCCAGTCGCGGATCATCTCTGCGATGCTTGGGTCGAAGGCTGGCAGCTTGGAGTTCTTGTAGGACTTCCTGATGGAGTCGTAGATCAGTTCGTCGGAGAGGTAGCCTTGGTTCGCCAGTTCCACCAGCTTGTCGATGACGCTCTTGGTTTCCGGCTTCTCCTTTTTGTTGTTGAGTCCGTTGACCACCGCGTCATACCGCTTCTTGAGTTCGGCGTTCTTCGTCCACTCTGTAGCCTTCCGGAGTTCGGCGGCGAAGAGTTGCTGATACTTCATCGCCATCTCGGTCGGGAGGCCGAGCTTGTTGACTGCGTCCGTGGCAAGCTGGTTGATCCGCGAGTCCTGCGTGTTGTAGGAATCCTTCGTGAGTTGCTTGAGGGTGGTCTGGAGTTCTCTCAGGATCTTGACCAGATTTGCTCCGCCCTTGAGTTGTCCCTTGTCTGTGGTTTGGAAGGTTCCGTCCTCGTTCTTCTTGAACAAGAAGGTTTTCTCCATGTGCTCCTCGGACTGCCTGTCGAGGTCGCTGTTGATCTCGTTCACCAGTGCCTCTATTTGCGCGTCAGAGGCCCGTGTAAAGGCTCCAATGACTTTCTTGACCTCTGCTACCACCTTGGCCTTCTCGTCCGACCACGCGCCTGCGGAAATCATTTTCCCAATCGTGAGGCCGAGTTTCTTCTTCACGTCTGACAAGGCTCTGATCCGGATACCCTCGCTCCACCCTTCCTCGCGCATCTCGTCGAACCGTCCGGCGTAATCCCTCTTAAATCCTGCGCTATTCTTCCCGCCGATATATCCTTCTGCGATCTTGTTCTCCAGTTCCGTCACGAACTGGTTCTTGAGTTTATCGTTGGCGATAATTGTGGCCAGTATTTGGAGGTTTCTGTCGTTCGTTTTGGTAGCAGTGATCTTCTCCTTCGGGAAGTTGTCCTTCGCGAACTTGGTTAAGGTCTCGGACAGGATGTTCCGTCCGGACTTCTTGGCTCCGAGCGGCTGGTTGTTTTCGATGATGTTGGCTACCCGCTTGACGATGGTGTCCAAGTGGAACTCTCCACCCTCGCGCATGATCTCGTTTCCGATCCGCGCTGCCGCCTGCCACGCGGCTCGTCTTCCGGCCTTGTTCTCCTTGATGCTCGCCCTGATCCGAGTGAAAAGTTTGGACGGGTTGTTTGTCATCGCCCTCGTCATCGCAGAAAGGTGGGCCATGAGTTCGCGGGAGGTGAACACTTCATCGATGGCTTTCGGCATCGCGCCCTTGACTGCCTCATGGATCAACTTGATGTCTCCAAGGCCCAAGGATTGCTCGACTTTCTGCGCGGCGTTGAACAGAAGGACTTTCGCGTCATAAGCCGCCGCTGTGCCGTTGTAGAAGAAGTTCTTGAGGACTTTGAGGATTCCGATCTCTTGCCCTTTCTCGGTGGAGCGCTCGATTAGGGTCCGCTGGATGTCGTCTCTGAGATTGGCAGCTTCCTTGATGAGTTCCTGACGTTCTTCGTGGGTCATGTCGAGCATGTCCACATATTCCCTGTATGCGTCGTATTGATTGGCGAGGTATCCGCGCAGCATCGTTTTGTCGGCGGGGTGCATGGACCCCATGCTTCCCTCCGCTCTCCGCATGGCTCCGAGGTATCCGTATTTCCGGAGGTAGTTCTCGGCAGCTTCCACGGAAACAAACTGTGCTCTGGTGCGTGTGTTGAGGTAGGGAGAGAATGCTCCACCGTAGGTCGCCATCTTGGACTTGGTTGGACGCTTGTCCTTGGCTCCATTGGCTTTCATCACGTTCTCCACTCCCCTGAGTCCCGCGAGGAGTCCGTCCACGAACTCTGCCTCGTATTCTGGGATCTCTGATCCCGATGCTGCCACGTCCTGCTCTTTGTCGAGACGGGTTGCCGCCATGTCGTTTAGGATGGCATCAAGAATTTCTCCCTCTGGGTGGATCGCGATGGCATCAAAGGGAACCAGCGTTCCTTCTACGAGGAAGGAGTTTCCTTCGTGCATGTCCGCGAGGAGGAGGTTGTCGATTTCACGGTAGTAGGCGTTGTTTCCCACTTCTTGGAATCCCGCATCCTTCATCCTGCGTGAGATTTCTTCCGTGGTCGCGGGAGTTCCAACTATGTCGGGTTGGGACGTGACGAGGTGAGGTCTTCCAGCCTTGTCGAAATAGACGCCGTGAAATCTAACGTCGTCTCCGTTTTTTTCGTTCTGGAGCGCGAGCCGGTCGAGATATTGCGAGACGGTCCCTGCTCCCGTTCCCCACCCGTAAGCAGGGTGCGTTACTACTGTCTGACCGAATCCGTTGTCATCCCATTTGGTGAGCTTGATCCACCTCTGGGATGGTTCGTCGTGGTAGGCGTGTTGCTCGCTGTTTCCCTTGTCGAGAGGGCCGTCGAGAACGAACGGAAGCTCCGTGATTACACGGTCGTTTTTGTCCGCCCACTCTTTAAGGTCGCTTGATCCTTCCGGAACTGTGCTACCATGTCCGCGCTGGCGTTCGCTTCTTCGGAAGTCCGCTGCGGCATCGACAAGCGTATCTGCCGCCCCATCTCCCCGAGTGCCACCGGGATATAGGGTGCTTTCGACTCGCTCTGCTCTGTCTTCGGTTGTGAGGTTGCCTTCATCATCTTTAGGATGCAGCATTCTCCACCTTTCTGCAAGAGCTTTGTATTGCTCCTTCCCGCCGCCCTCCTCATCGAGAGCCATCGCGGTGATGTCCTTGTATCCCTGAGCTTTCGCCTCGCTGTCGGAGTATGCGGATTGTTTTTTCCAGTCGGAGATTTCCTGTCCTGCTCCTGCTTTATCGTCAACGATACTTGGGATCTCGAAGGATGCTCCGGAGTGGAACGCTTTTCCTCTTCTTTTGAGGTCGCGGTATTTCTGGGTTGCTTTGATCGCTTCCTCCGGATCTTGACCATTCGCCACTTCTGTCCGGATCAGGGTTGTTCCCGTGGGCGCTCCTCGGAAGTCTTGGGTCTCGAAGTATTGCCCGTATTCTGTGGGGGTGAAGAGTTCTGGGCCAGCGGAGGCGGCTGCTTCTGGCTGATTGGTGGCTTCGTCGCCTTCTGGGGTGGCCTTCTTTGGCTCCACGTTGACCGCTGCGGGCTTTTGTTCCTCTGGGAGTGTGTCGGGTGCGCTCGCCTTCTCCGAGGTCGCTACGGGCTTGCTCTTTTGTGGTTTGGTCCTGTCGGCGTATTTGTCCAGAATCTCGTTACTCTGCGCCAGAAGCGCCTTAATGTCCTTCGGGGCGGTCTTAGGGTTGATGTAGGTAATGAGGACTTCCTTGATGTTCCGGATCGCTTGCAGGAGTTGCTGGAGGAAGGTGTCCGCTTCTGCGTTCCCACTTCTCGCCTCGCGCTCAAGGATCTTGAGGTCTTCCGTGATCTTCCCGGTCCTCATCTTCTGGAGGATCGCTCTGGTGAACTCTCGGTCGAGTGCGATGTTTGCTTCTCGGATTCCCTTCGCGTCCTTTCCGGTAACGTCGAACTCCGTGAGACTCTTTCCTCCGGTGTAGGTGAGGGAGAGGGATTGGATGGCCTGATTGGAGGAGGATCGGCGGATGCTCTCGGCCCTCTTCGCGCTCTGCTTTGCGGCAAACTCCTTAAATGACATCGGCCTTGCTGCCTTTAGCCAGTTGATGCGGTCTGCGAGGACCGTGGCTCCGTGCATGTATTCCTCTTCAACCTCCTTGGCGAACCGCTGTGGGGTGAGCTTTTCCGCTTGCTGCCTGTTCACCTGCATCGTCAAGTTTCCCTCGTCGTCCCATGAGAGGTTGGACCTGTTGGTTTTGGCGTTCGGGCTACCCTCGTTGAAGACCACCTTCCCCCCGACTGCGTGGATCATGGAGACGAATGGCTTGAGGGCCGATTTGATGGACAGGTTGGCGGAGAGCTTAATGGGATCGGTCTCCGAGGTGAAGAGGGAGTCGAGCCACTTGCTGGCCTCGTCGTGGTTAGGGGCGGGGAGTCCGAACTCTGCAAACGGGGCCTCTTTCGGGAGCTTCCTTGCCTTTCCTTTTTTGGTTCCGGTCTCCAAGTCGTATCCGGCGATCTGGGATTGGAGGGACTTGATCTCAAGGAGGGCTTGCTTGCGTCCCTCTTGCAGTCTGGTCTCCTCTTCCGGATTCGGCTCGTCGGAGAGCAAGACAGTGTCCAGTTCTTTTGTGATCCGCGCTAGATTATCGTTGGCGATAATCAGCTTTTGATTGGGATCTTCGACCTGTGCGCTTCCGCTCTCGCTTGGAGATACGCTTGCAGTTTCGGGTTTTTGGGCTTCGGCTGCTGCGGCTTCGTCTTCGGGTGTGATTTGGATGTCATCGGGTAGTTTTGCGTTGATCTTGTTGGCGATGTCTGCCTCTTGTCCACGGACCATGGGGTCGGCGGATGGCGGGAGGGTGGCGACTCCGGAGATGACTCCGAGAGGAGATGCTCCGAGGGCGGTTTTGAACACGGTCTCAACCTGTTCCTTCAAGAACTCCTGCCCGAACTGGTTCTTGTTCGGGGTTTCGATTTGGAGGGCAGTTTGGCTGATCGTGTTTTGGACAAGCTCCTGCGGGACTTCGGACGCAACGACCTCTCCGACATTCTTCGCAACGTGCTTGACCGCTCCGATAGCCTGATCCTTCGCGCTGCCCTTGAGGACGTTCGTGAGGGCTTTGGCTTCACCGCCGAGGATGTCTGTTGCACCTCCTGCGATTCCAAGGACTGCGGTGGACATGCCTCCGGTTGATCCGGTCTCTCTGTTGATGGTCGCGGCGTTTGATCCGGTTTCGACGAGGGATGATCCGGCCCCGACTCCGATCTTCGCGCCTGTCTGCTGCGCTGCTTTGGATGCTGCGTCTCTCGCTACGATCTTGGCGAACTCCTGCTTGGCTCCTTCTGCGCCAAACTTGGCGATCATTTCCTCCGTGACTCCAGCTGCCACTTCTTTCGTGATGGCTCCACGGAAGGCTCCGGTGGCGATCTTTCCGGCGATCCCTGCGCCCCCAACGCCAGTCGCGAGGAGGGCGATGTTCATGGGAAGCATCTCCATGATGGAGGATGTCGCATACTCGAAGAAGTCTCCCACGTTGGAGATGTCCGAGTAGGACGGGACGATGGATTGGTTCTTGATAGTCTGACGTTCTGCGTCAATCGCCATCTCCTCGCCAAGATCCTTTAGTCCTTGGGAGCCTACGGTTTCTCCAGCCATCATCGTGAGACCGCCTGCGATCTCCTTGCCCTGCTGGACTCCGCGATTGAGGGATTGTCCAACCCTTCCGATGAATCCTTCGCTGGTTTCTGGGATTGCGGGGAAGGCGTTGTTGAGCCTTGCTGCCGGACTCTTTTCGCTTCCGGTTTCGAGGAGTGGTGCGATCTCCTCGCCCGACATGAACTCTCGGTTCTCTAACAGAAATGTTGCAGGGTCCATTGCTGGATGCTCCTAGTTATTTCTGATTAGTTCAAGAGCTTTATTCTTCGCTGCCGCGACCTTGGCTTTTTCCTCTTCGTATTGCGGCTTTTTGATCTTACCGGAACTGTAGAGTGTGTAGAGCTTGCTTTGGACGGGCGCGAACTTCCGGTCGATGGCCGAGGCGTTCCACTGCTTTCCGATGAATCCTCCCACTGCTCCGGTTGCGTCCTTGACGAACTCCAAAACCCCCTTGAACGAGGACTCCCCCATCATTGCGGCGACATCCTTGTCGAGCCCTATCCCGTCCACGGTTTTCGCGAGGAGGTCTGTCTGCGGTGCTCTGGATGCCACATACTCATTGAGCTTGTATTTCGACTCCTTGGGATCTTGGGCGAGTTTTGTGAATGCCTCGACGAAGATTTGCCTCTGCTCCTCCGGAGTTTTGTTGTCGAACTTCTTGTTTTGTTTGAGGTCCGCGACTAGGGCGTAAGCCTTGATCTTCAAGTCGTCTGCTGCGCGTTGAACGGCCTCTCCTCCACCGGACAGGATCTCAGGTTTGACTCCGAGTTCCTTCATGGCCTGTTCGACAGGGATTCGGAACGGAAGTGTTGCTGGCAGGGATTCCGCCATTGCGGAGTGGATGGACTTCGTTGTGTCTCCGCTCCCTTTCTCGGGGTCGATCAGGACCAGCTTGTGTCCATCCGGAAGTGGGGCGTTCTTGATGATGCTGGTGTCGGAGATAACCTTCTCCACAAGCTGCTTGTCGTCCTTGGAGACCTTCCCGTCCGTGGGGATTCCGTTCTCGTCCCTGACAACGTAGTCCACCTTCTGCATGACGGTTTTCCCGTCCTTCGTTTTGGTGGGGATCTTGAAGGACATATCGTATCCCGCTGACCCGTCTGCAATGTCTGTGGAAAAGTCCACCTTGACGTTGGCAATCCCCTTGAAGGCTTTCAGTTGGTCGGCGACCTGAGAGTTGATCTTGGGGGCGTTCTCCGCCACACGGATCGCCGCCTCTCCGAGTTCTTTGGGAACACTGCTTTCGCTTCCTTCCTTATCCTTGACGGAGAACGTGACCTTACCGTCATTGTCGTAGGTTCGGGTAATGACAGTTGCGGTTCCGTCCTTCGTGATGAGGGCGGGGATGATTCCTGTAACTGCGGAAACATCTTCGGACACCCAGAGCGGCTGGGTCTTCTGCTGGACGGCCTGTTGCTGCGCTTGTGGGGCTGCTGTATGGCTTCCGACTGGCTGGGTGGGGGATGATGGGGGCTGGACGTTTCCGACCATTCCTACAGGCTCCGTGAGTGGGATTGCGTCCGGAGCGGATGATCCTTGCGGCATCTCTCCTTCAACCTGATCCCCATGTGGAGGAATAATCCCTCCCTGCGGAGTGGCTTCCGGAATGGACTTTGGACCGAATGGTGGTTCTGGGGCTGCTCGCTCCGGAAGCGGCTCGGCCTGAGTGGGGGCGAATTGGGATTTTAGTCCCTCAAGCTCGTCGAACTTCTTCTTGAGTTCTTCCTTCACGACCTGCGGGGTGTTCGGGCTATTTATTGTTGACGATAGTTTTGCCTGCTGTGCGGCGATTGCGTCCAGTTGTTTCTGATCGGCCTCATTGTATCTCGATTGAGTCCTTTGGTTGAATGCGTCGATTCCAAGCTGTGTCCGGAAGTTCTGCTGCGTCTGCTGGATCATCTCCATCTTAGTGTTGGTCATCAGCCCTGCGGTTCTCACTCCCTCTTGCGCGAGACGGGCGAGGATCGGGTTGGTGGCGAATTGGGCCGCTGTTCCGACTGCCATGCCGAGGCCACGGGAGATTCCGTCCGGATCGTTTGATGCGATGGAGTCGTAGGCCGACATGAAGGCGTGTTGCATGAATGGGGCCGCTTTCTCTGCGTCCGCGAACATCTGTCTCTCGGATATGGTTGCTCCGATCTGCGCCCCCATTTTGGTGAGGGAGTCTCCGAGGTAACGCTGGCTCTGGAGAACCATGTTCTGAGACTGGTTGAGGTCTGAGAGGGAGCCGATGAGTGGGATAGCCATAGGATTAAGGGAGTGCGCCGCCTTTGTATCCGGACCAGTCGTAGTTGGACTTCGTATACGATGGTTGCCATGCCGCTGTTGCTGCGGGAGTCGTTGGCGAGCGGTAGCCTGACATGGAGGAGGCGAGTCCAGTGGCGGCATTCACTCCTAGGTTGGCCCATCCTAAATCTTGCGCGAGTTGCTGGTTGGATTGGTTCGCGGAGAACATTGCCTGATTTGTTCCGGAAGTGTAGTTGTTTTGGTCGATGGTGTTCCCCTGCTGCTGGTTTGCCATCTGGGTCTTGACCCCCATCTCCGAGTTGAACATTCCGGCCTTCAAGTTTCCTTCGGAGTTGAACTGGTTGATGTTCGCGTTCAAAGCGTCATACGAGTAACGCTGTCCGGAGAATCCGAGAGCGAGTTGCGCGGTGTCTTCCACCCCTACCACGAAGCTGTTCGCAAGCTGCTGCCATGCTGGGGCGGCGCTTATACCCATCTGCTGAAAATCCGAGGAGAGTTTGCCGATGCTTCTCGCGAAGGCTTGCTGGCTGTTTCCCCCTCCGGTCCACGGGTTGAATCCTCCGCCTGTTCTCTCGGCTACTTGACGGTTCGTGTAGTCCACGACATCCGATCCTACGTTGCCTTGGAGCCAGTCGTTGAGGACGTTGCTGGCTTGGGACATTTGCCTCGATGCCCCCGGCATGATCCCCTCGCGCTGCGCTGTCCGGAAGGCTGTCGCTTGCTGTGCGAACTGGGCGAGGTTCGGATAGTTCGCCAGAAGGTCTGCGCTTCCCTGCGTGGGGTTGTAGCCCACGTTGGCGACGGGGTTGAATCCCACCTTGTCGTATTCGATGGGGGTGGAGGAGCCTTTGGAGGCTTTGTATTTTGGCATCTTCGCTGATCCTCCTCCGGATGCCCCGCCACCCTTGCTCATTGAACTGGCGAGCATTGATCCTCCCGCTGCAACCGCTGCTCCCGCAACAGCAGGAGCGGCTGCCGCCGCTAGGCCACCAACAGTCATGGTTGTCCCGACTACTGTCGTTGCACCTATGGCTGCTATCGTGCATGGCCTGGCCCCGAGTTGCTGGATGAATCGGTCTTTTTTGGAGAGCCTTCCTTCATGTAATGTTTGTCCTAGGATGTCTTTCATTGTGGTAGCTGTGGTTGGCGTTCGTCGATTCTTAATTCCCCGCTGTGGTTCGCGAGAACCTTGTCGTCAAGTTTCCTGTATTCTCGCGTGAGGAGGGGGTTGATGTAGTGCATGGTGATGTCATCCTCCACTTCCTGCGGTGTCGCTTTGTCTGTGGGATGGAATGTCACCATGATAAAGTCCTCATGGACGAACAGGATTCTCCTTGTGTTCGGCACGGTGATTCCGGTGTGCGGGGCTTTGAGGACCACCGTTCCGAGGAATGGGTCCCAAAAGGTGGCGCGCCCTTGCAGGATGGCGAACTGATGCTCCGTGATGTGGATCTTCGAGGTGAGGAACGATCCGGCTGGGATAAAGATTTTGCGGGAGTAGAGACCCTTCGTGAACGTGTGCTCCAACGGGAACTCGGCGGGAGGGAGGGCTTCCATCCCCTTTTCCAGAAGGTCAAATCGGTCGTTCATGGCCTTGAACTCCTCGTCGTATCTGAGCTTCTGTTCTGTGTCGAGTGCGTCCATGTCAGTATTGGATCAGGTTCTCCGGATGGGAGGCGTTGAAGAACCGGAGGGGCGAAGCTGTCGGGGTTTCGTTGTCGGCTGTCTCGGCGTTGCACTCCCCGATGGCGAGGGTGACGTTGTTGGCGTAGGCTTGAGCATCCCTGTCCCTTTGCGCTACGAGGGCCATGGTTGCGAACTTGATCGCTTCTGTTGGGAATTCGATCAACTCGTCCATCCCTGTGATTTCGTGGTAGGCTTTCTTCGCGTAGACCGACACCGAGCTTCCCCTGTTTCCCGTGATCGCATACTTCCGGAACTGCGGGTTCTTGTCGTAGGGCTGGTAGACCGCTTGCAGGAGGAATTGACCTGCCTGATTGTCCACCCCGTAGAGCCTGATCCTTCCGATTGTGATCGGTTTGATAACCGCGTTGACGCTCTGGTAGAAGTAGGTCGAGAGGACACGGGAGGGAGGCATTCCGATGACCAGCGTTTCCGACTTACTCGTCCCGTATTCGTCCACCCCGAAGAACTTAATCTCCTTCCCTGCGTCATGCGGGTGCTCCGCTTGGATTCCGACTTGGTAGGGAGCGTCGTCGTAGTTCTGGAACGTGACGTGGAATCCCCCGACCTGCATCAGCTTCTCATGGCACGACGAGGACTTGTTCGGCATCCCGATCTTTGGGATGGACATATACCACTCATCCCCGATGGAGACGGGGCTTCTCCCGATCCATGCGAGGTGGATCTGCTTGTAGGCGGATGGTAGGTAGAAGCACCCTTCCGCGCAGCAGACCGAGAAGTAGTCCATGATGGGAGCAAAGTTCTTCACCTTGTTCCATAGGAGCCTTCTGCACTTATTCAGATAGTCTTGTCCAACGGATACGCTGCACGTTCCGTTGGCTCCCGCGAACGGAAGGATTTCCTGAATCACCTCATCGGCAGTTTCGTAAGCCATAGCGTTCCTTTATCGTTGACGATAAAGGTTAGCGTTTCTTCGTCTTGCCGACCGATTTGACTGGCTTGAAGTGACTGCCCTTGCAGACGTTGCACATCCCTTCTTTGATGGTTTTGGTGGTTTTTCCGATGTTTACTGTTTTCATGGTTTTTGTTTGGTTGGTGGTTAGATGATCTGTCTTGCGGAGTAGTTGTTTCAATCCACGCTCTTGTTAGGGAGCGACATTATATAATTTGACGGGCACTATAATTGAACGAGGTGATGGTCGCTGGGATGTCGATCAGGCGGAGCGAGAAGCCTGCTTGAGTTTTTGAAAGGATGCTCCATGAGCAAGCTGCGGTTGCTCCGGTGCTCGTGTCCACGAGTTCGATGTGGATGTCGTATTGGGCTGTGGGGAGGACTGTGGCGAACGTCACAACGACTGTGCTGTCTCCTGCCGCCGCGACTCCGGTTCCGTATCTCACCGCTCCACGGATCGCGTCGATCTGGGATTGCAGGGAGATGTCCGTTGCTTGGAGGGAGGCGATTTCCGCTGGTGTCACGTCTCCCAAGCCGGGAATGTTGATCGTGGCTGCTCCCAAGTAGGTTTGGAAGATGTAGTTCAACACCTCCACGAGATTCCCTGCTGGGCAGTCGCCTGCGGGGATTGTTGGGATGAGTAACTGAGGGCTGGATTCTTGGTTGTCCATTAGATTATTTTGTAGTATTCAAAATCGTTGATTTGGCAGCATGTGATTGGCTCGCAATTCGGTGGTTCTGATGGACATTCTCCCGTGGGATCTTCGACGTTTCCGCGAGTGTCTGCTGAAATTCTGAGCCTGTCAATAGTAACTGATCCCGTGGATTCCACGAGGATTTGGAACTCTGCTCCGATGTCTGTCGTTCCGTCAGAACCGAGCTTGCAGGTGCCCTCGGGGGTCGGGAGCTTGATCTGTCTCCACCTTGCCTCAGAAAATGTCACCTCGCAGCCTGTGGCGCAATTATCGCACCCTACGGTGATACCTTCCGCGAAGGGAGACCAGCATTTGTAGCTGTCCGGACGGTAGGAGACCGAAAGGTTGATTTCCTCCGTGACCTCGCTCACCCATAGCTCTCCCCCGTTGATCCCCTTCTGGTAGTATTTGTTCGACTCCTTGCTTTCCGCAAAGTCGTAACGCTTCGTGACGAAGTAGCTCTTGATCTTCTTGCTCTCCCCGTTTGCAAAATCATCCACTCCGGAGGACACGGCCTCGAAGAGATGGTTCTGGCGGTCTCCCTCAAACGAGAAGATGAATCCTCTTGTGGTTCCGTTGATGGAGGCGTTGAGAAGTTGGGTTGGTTGTGGTCCGGTCCAGAGTCCGTTCCATCGGAAGTTGAGTGATGCGTCCGGAGAGGTTGCCGTCGTCTGGTCAAGGTCGAGGGCGAGCATTCCCCTGTGGGGTCTGTGCAGCCCGTCCACCTCGTTGCTCACCGTGTAGGGGGAGACGGTACATATTAGACGGTTGTCGATGAACATGGAGGAGGCGAATTGCTTCATCCATGGGGTATCTTGCTTCACCCAATTATTCACCTCTCTGGAGAGCTTGCGGAATGTCAGTCTGGAATTGAACTCTCCTTGAGAATTGGAGAACAGGCTCCATCCGTCTGCGGAGCGGAAGAAGAGTTCGTTGTTGACGCTCGCTGCCGAGTAGGGGGAAGTGCATCCACGACCAAATAGGGCGACTCTCTGGATTCCGGTGTTGATCCATTCCGTGCGGGGGATTGATCCATCGAGAGTGAATGCCCCGTTCTCGCACATGACGACCAGTTCTCCCTGCCCTCTCACGTTGGCTCCGAGGTAGGGCATGACCTTCATGGCGGTGATGTTCCCAAGGTTTGCTGGAGGGGTGAATGATCCTCCCTCGTTCCAGTATTCCTGCTCCGTGAAGTATCGCGTGTTCTGAGTGTCGGTGAAGCCTGCCCCGTAGATGATGTCGGAGGCGAAGATTTGGTTCGTTCTGTCGCTCACCCACACCCGCCCGTGAGCGTATTCCATGATCGTGCCGATAGGCATCTGACTGTAGAGCGGGAAGAGTCTCGTCGCTTGGACTGTGGGATCTCCTTCCCAGACCAGAGGGGTCTGCTTGCCGTTCTGAATGTAAAGCTGGTCCTCGGCCTGACAGAACCATGTGTGCATCAGCGTTGGATCGTTTCCCGTAGCTATCTGTGTGATCTTCGCGTTATTGTTAGCGATAACCAGAAAGTAGATGTTCCCGCTGACGGAGCAGGCGATCCCGTCACTGGTTCCGTAGCGCACGGAACTGTATGCCTTCGCCCCTTGAAAGATTCCTGTTCGGAAGGAGGAGATGATTGCTTCGTCTCCGATCAGGTTCAGTTCTCGGAATGGTGGTCTTGTTCTGCGGATTCCGCCACGGTAGGAGCGGTTGACCGCTATGCTGTCGTATGTCGCGGGGAGCAGCGAGGGATGCGTGTCTGCGTCCATCGCCACCGAGATGTCTCCGCCCGAATAAATACGACCGTCACGCATATCACAGTAGCGGGATGCACTCCATCGCCACCTCTTTGAAGGTTACTTGTGGTTCGTCGAATTTGCGGGAGCCTTGAATGGACGCTCCGGTCACTTGTCCGGTCCATTGGAAAAGAGACATGAGTTTTGGCGTTGCTTCGTGGGGGATGATGTCCAGCCACACTTTGGCTTGCAGGAGTTGCGCGGTGGAGAAGGATTTCTTGATGTGCTCCTCAGCTTCTTTCAGAAAGTCTTCCGGCGCGGGTTGCAGAACTCCCCCGATCACAACCCACCCGATCTCTGCCGTGTCGCTCTGGAGGTAGGTGAACTCTGATTGGGGGAATACCGTTTCCGCCTCAATCACGTTCACCACTTTCCCGTTCTGGATTTGTGCGACTCTCATAATCAGTATTTAATAATTACGATTCCCGATCCGCCCGCTCCGGAAGTGGTTGATTGCCCTCCTCCTCCGCCACCGCCCGTATTCGCTGTTCCGTCCAGCCCTGCGCCGCCGCCTCCGTTTCCTCCGCCGCCAGATGTTCCAGATCCGGCCCCGCCAACAGCCCCGCCTGCGCCGCCACCGCCGCCGCCGTAGAACAAGGGCACTCCGGAGATGGAAAGCTCTCTTCCAATACCGCCAGCCCCGCCAGTTCCGGATGCTGCGTCGGAGCCAATCGCGCCAGTTTGTCCAGCCCCACCGCCACCGCCACCGCTGTAGGTGGTTGAGTTTCCGCCAGATGATCCTTGGAGGGCAGTTCCGGCCCCTCCTGCTGTAGTGTTGCCGCCACCGCCTCCAGATCCGCCAGCGCGTCCTGCCTGTGGGGACCCTCCACATCCGCCGCCGCCGCCGCCGATTGCTGAAAGAGACCCGAAGACTGATGTTCCTCCATCGCCGCCTTGGAGCGCGGATGTTCTTGCTGCTCCTCCCGCTCCGATAGTTACGGTGATTCCTGCCCCCGGCGTGACTGCGTAGTTGAGTTGGTAAAGGACACCGCCGCCTCCACCTCCACCACCTCCACCACCGTAATAGAATCCTCCGCCGCCACCGCCACCCACCACGAGGACTTCCGCGATGTTTGTGATTCCGGCTGGGACAGTGAATGTTTGGGAGGATGTGAATGTCTGAATGATCTCGTCGCTCCTCCGTGTCGCGGAGGATGTCATCCAGAAGGTTCCATTCCACCACTCAAACACCTGTAGAGTTGTGTTGAAGTAGATTGCTCTGTCTCCGATTCCAAGGACTGGTCTTTGGGCCGTGGTTCCGTATTGGAGGTCGGAGTTGGTGAACGCGATGTCGCCACCGCTCCCGATTCCGAGGAGTTGTCCGGGCAATCCGTTGACCCAAGTGGCCGGACCTCCCGCGACTCGGACTGCGACTCCGGTTGCGGTCCCGAAGATTTCTGATGCGGTCTTGACCTTCCATCCAGTGGCATCACAGAGCGCGATTTCGTCCTCTGTCTCTGCGGGGGTGTGGACGAGTTGGGCGAGGTCTCCGTTGGAGTTCTTTCCGACCAACCCTTCCATTAGGGCGGAGTCTTTGAGTTCCGTGAGGTTGACGGGGTTTGCGTCCGATCCGTCACTCCACGCCAGATTTCCTCCTGCGGTTTGTGTGAGGACGGAAGGGTTCGTAGGAGCTTGGATCGTCCGCTTGCAGTTCGCCTCGTCCTCCACGACGAGACGGGAAGCGGCGTTGGTGAGCGGGAGTGCCTCGCATGTCTCTGGGACGTTGGACGAGCAGTTGTCGGTATTGTTGCAGCAGGACATAATTTTGTTGTAGTGGGTTTGGTGTTATCGTCAACGATAAATGTTCATTGGAAGATGTCGATGCCTTTAGCGATACGCGCTCTTTTCTCTGCCATTGTTAAACCTGTTTTTACTTCAAAGTGAGGCTCATCAGAGAATTTCCATGCGCCGCCCCATTCAAGGCCGAGGGACTGTCCGATCTTTCCAAGGCTTTTATAGAGAGGCGAGTCATCAAGATACTTTCCGTCCTTGAAGATCCCGACATCCCAAGCCGTGCCAAAGTTATGATTCGACTGCCCAGACCGTGCGTTGGTGACGATCCTGCCCGGCTTCGTGCGGCCTTGGGCGTATAGGGCATCCTGCTCGGCATAGGTCCGGTTTCCGCTGATGATCTTCACGGTTGCTCCCAACTGTTCCATGAGGGGAACGGCCTGCTCCATAAACTGTCTCGCCTTGGACTGCGCCCTTGGGTGGAGGGTTGCGATGTTTTTCTCTGTGCGTTCGTCGAATGTCATATCCTGCCCTCGTTTGTGACTTCGATCTTCTCGGTACTTGCCTCAGTAATATCTTCCTTGACTCGGATTACTTTTGAGAGGATTTCGCTCGCTGCTTGGGTTTTATTGCTCCAGTCGTAAACCAGTCTTCCAGTGACCATGAAGATGACGATAGCCCCTACAACGTAGAAGGCGTTCGTTGTGACGCTAGTGAACGCTGCGACGGAATACTCAGGGATGGTGTAGAGGTGAGCGACTGCCCAACGCCAGCAAAGCACAATAACAATTATTCCGAACAGGGAGAGCGTTAGTCTGTGCCATGACTTTTGCTTGTTCATAACTTTGATGCGATGAGGGCGAGTGCTCCACGGGCTGCTCCGAACAGGGCGGCGAACGAGAAGATGGCGAGGGCGATTTCAAGGCCGAGTCCGTAGGGGGCAAGAGTCGGGAACAGCTTGACGATCCACCCGATGATTCCCGCTGCGTAGGACATGATGAGGATTGTGCCGAAAGTAGCCGCGAGGAACACTCCTATATCCCTCTCCACTGCGTTTCTATGGGCCTCTGCTGCCTTTTTGATGAGCTTGGCCTCACATGAGTCCGCTCTGGCCTTCTGGGAGTCCCTGTCGGCCTCCAGTTCGTGAATCTTGGTCTGCTGGAGAAGGAGGTCTTGAAGTTGGGCTTCCTCATTGACTTTGGCTTGCACTAGCTTGGAGGTCAAGGATTCGATCTTCTGCGCGGCAAATACGGCAGTGGTGGCATCGGCTTCGATCTGCTGCTCCTTGGCAACAAGGTTCGCCCGAAGCTCCTCGTTCGCCTTCGTGATGCCGACGACCAGTTCCCGCTCCTTGGGTGTCAAGGCGAGGCACACAGGAGCAAGGAGGAGTAGGATGAGGATTGGTTTCATTTCTCAAGAAGTAGGCGGGTTTTATAGTCCGATCTGTCCAGAATTATCACTGCGTCTCCGTTCAGCTTCCTCAACAAGACGTTGGACTCTTGCAAGGACCGGATTGCCCTTTTGATTTCTTTCGAGTCCTCCTGCGCCAAGCTGATCGTCTCCGTGATGTCGCTGCTCCTCTTTATCGTTGACGATAAATCCGGTGATGTGGCAGCACGGTGACGTGCCGTAGAACACGCACACAAACTCAGGCAAATGAGGGCAAGGATGGCTTGGCATTTCATGGTTTGTGTTTGAGCTTTTGGCTGTGGGTCTTTGGTTTCTCGGCGGCTTCTTTTACGGCCTCCTTGAACATGCACTGTCCGGAAGACTGTCTACGAACGCACTCTGCAATGTGGCTTGCGGCCTCTACGACCTTTGCTGCTGTCTCTGCGTCATGGGCGACGAGGACACGGGCGGTCTCTACGGCTGTAGCGGCGACGGTAGTAGCGGCCTTGGATGCTGCTGACTGGATCTCTTGGAGTTCCAGCCTGTGCGCCTCCCGCTCCTCGCGTTGCTTCCGAGCAACATCAAGCTCCATGGCTTTCGCGGAGTAATACATCAACCTCCCGTAGTGGAAAATCCCCCACAATCCAATGGGAGCACCGACAAACGGCATCCACTCCATCGCGGCAACAGCCCAGATGGGGAGTGCCCCTACCACCGGATGAACCACATTATTGACAAACAAAGATCCGGCAGTCACCGCGCCAGAAGCGAGAAGTCCCGTCAGTTTTTGGTGTGGCGATTGAAGCATGGTGGCGAGTAGCATTACATGTTGCCTTTCGATAATTCCTCTGGTTGAGCGGTAGCCGCCTGATAAGTCGCCTCTGTCACCTCCTCGACGCTCGCGATAAAACCGCCAGCATCAGGGTGCCCGGTCATCCACTCGGCCAGAGCGATGTAGCACATGCCGTCAGATTGAACAGGAAGCTCGACGGGAAGGATATGCTCGCACCGGCCCGAGTCGATGAACTCGGCGCGGAATGCGTTGTCTATTGCTGGTTGAATTTGCGAATACACGGCTTTGCTGGTGCGGAAGTAGCGCATTAGAGTGAGACCCCCCATTTACGTGCGAAATAGCGCATCATGTTGTTGATTTGCGCGTTTGTTAATGCTCCCGACCAAAACGCGATTTCAGAAATTGAACCTGTAAATTTACCACTATATGAGCTTGAGGACGCCCGCGCCATCAACACCACCTCGTCAGCAGTAATTCCAATGGTTCCGATGTTATTAGTCTTTACGATTGATGTGCCTTTTTGCTGGATACTTGATGCGCCAGCAAGCACTGCGGAAATAACAACGGTTTCATTCTGCAAGGAGGACAGCATCCACGTTGCGTCGACGGGATACGTTTCGGAACGAATGGCATATCCAATAGTAAAATGAATATTCGCCACAAATACCTGCGATCTACTGGATGTCTCGTAAATATAGTTGGCTAAATTTGTGGGTAGAGCAGCCGTATTCTTCGCCACAAACATCACCGTATAAGGCTGCGCTATCGCTGGAAAAGTCGCGGTCATGTAGGAGTTAACTCCGTCCCCAACCACCTTGCCCCCGCTTAAAGTCGGTTGATTTACAAGTAAGGGCTGATTCCAGTGCGCTCCGGTTGCGCTCTTGTCCATCCACCTGCGCACGGTCTCCGTATCCGCTGCCTGCCGGAATGTCACGCCATCGGTAGCAGTCGGACGGCTTGCGTTCGGCGTGAGATGATTGCTGCCGTGCTGGTCTTGCCAATCTCCGCTCGCGGGCGCGTTCATGCTCCACCATGAGACGAGGTTGGTTTTCAGCGAAGCGTCAGCCTCGGAATAGGTGCGGCCTGCTCCTGAGTTGTAGAGCCATGTGCGCTCGGATGCCGTCAAGGTTCTGCCCCAAATACCATACTCATCCAGTTTTCCATTGTAGTAGTCTGCGCCATTCATTTGCCCGAGACTGAAAACCCCGTTTGAGCTTTCCGTTCCAACAGATGCAATAGACGTGCTCACAATCCCATCGTCAATTTGGATATTCAGCTTTCCCGTTGTGTGGTCATACCATCCAACTACAAAATGCCATCCAGCAGCAACCGTGCCGCCCCAAAATACCTGAACGTTCATTACTTGAATTGCGGCAGACGTTCCGTAACGGTATATTCTGGAGTTCCGCGTCCCTGTGCCCGTTGCCACGGAAATTGGCGTGTAGGTAACGGATAATGTGTTGTCATAATACAACCACCCAGCCCAAGTGAAACTTGCAGTGTTGCTTATGGACAAAGAGGCATTTCCGGCAACGCTCAAAAACTGACTACTCGCGCTCGCAAACGCAGTCGCCCCGCCAACCTGCGTCAGCACCGTGGACGCATCGCTTGCGTCATACCACGCCGCTAACCCCTGCAGTTTGTTTGGCGTAATTAGACTCGATCCAAGGATTGCGATTTGCCGGGAGGTCATCAGTTTTGGAGGACTTCAAGTTCGATGACAAAGACTTCTTCGCTCGCAGGAGTGTAGGCCCCGCGAACTTCCAGCAGGCCGTAGATGGTTTGTCCGGACGGGAGCGCGAAGTTAATTTCGCTTCCGTCAATAGGAGTTCCGTTTCCACCCGCTCCGTCCGAGAAGGCGCGGTTCACATTCACGTCCATCCCGCCCATATAGGTCGCGGATTGCGTGGACAGCCACGCGCCGTTGTCGCCGTTGGTGACGGTTGGTGAAGTGGTGTAGAGGTGAAGTCGGAAGGAGGAGTTTGTGATACTCGTCCCGCTCTTGCGGATACGGACCCTGCGAATCATCCCTGTCCCCGCTGCCACGCGAGCAATCGCGAAGGACATAGGGACAACGCTTCCGGCTGTGACGGAGTTCGCAGCGAGGTCTCCGGAGGCGTAGGCCGTGGTGTCCGCTGGTCGTGTGAAGGTCGCGGAGACCTTGGCGGTGACTCCAACTGTGACGACTGGAAGGGCACGGAGTTCGGTGTTTGTGAGTGGACCCGTGACTGGCATTGGCCCGCCGGAGCCTCCTCCTGTGACTTGCTCGTAGAGATACCAGAGTTGGTAGTTGAGGTCGGCGGAAGTGAATTGCTTGTAGTCCATAGTTTTGAAAATTGTTCAGACAAGAAATAATCCGGAGGGGTTTGATGTCCTCCGGATTATCGCCAACGATAAAGCGGTTATCTGACTTCCAGCCTTAAGGTTCCAACACATTGTTTGTTTCAATCCGCGCTCTGTTTGAATGAGCGACATGTTTGTTTCATTGAGTTGGGGGAGCAAGGGTTCACCTAACTCCCCCGTTGACTCAGACCGGCTCAGTGCCTTCGCACACATAGCAATCCGGAGGAGTGCTTGGTGCGTAGTAGGCGTTCAAGCCGCAGCTTGTGCCTGTCGCGGTGCGCCGTTTCTCCAAGCGGTGGAGGATCGGGTGCATGAGCTTCGGATCGCGGATCTGCATCGCCGCCCTGTGCTGCGCTTGGAAGCGAGCCAGTTTCCCGAACGGGTTAGCGTCAGGGTGGCGGACGTTGAAGTATTCCCACGCGCCAGAGTAGTTCTGGGCGGGCATTTTGACTTCCCCGTAGCCGGTGGCAGAGGGCATCATCCACTTCGTCATCGCTTTTTCGATGAACGGATAAGAGACCGCGAAGTCTGCGTTGAGGTAGTCGAGGTTCGGGTCGTATTTGCAACCCTGTCCAGCGGCGACACGCACCCAACGGGGAACCCGAACGAGGCGGGGCCAAGTGGTCGGATCGTCCGCGTTGAACGGCTCCAAGGTGGCGTTGAACGTGTCGTCCACGTTGAACTTCGGCGCGTCGATGTCATACGAGAACATATAGTTCCCGATGATCCGGCGCACACCCAGCTTGAGGTCTTTCAACTCCGGAGTGAATCCAGCATTGGAGTTCCCGTAGTAGCCCTCGGCGTTGCGGTTCTGGAAGAACAGCTTCCGCTCCGTGCGAGCGTCAGGGATGATGATGTCGAGCAGGGGTTGACCCACGGCTTCGGTCACATCCAGACGGTAGGCATCGTCCTCGTTTTGGAGGTTGATGAGGATGTCGTCCAACACGTCCAACCCAAGCAGGGCGATGTCCGCTAGGTTCGCAGGATCGCACTTGACGCGCAGGTAGGTGAGGTTGTAGCCGCTCTCGTTGAGTCCGGTGTGCTGCTCCACGAGCCACGCATCATTGTCGAACTGGCCGCAGTATTCGCCTGCTTCGTTCGTCATCGGCATCCAGTGCTGTCCGGCTGCGCCGAGGAAGTTGGCGCGAGCGAACTCTTCGTGGACGTGCTGGGAGATCTTCATGTTGGTCTCCTCGATCTGCATCACCTGCTCGGCAGGGAACAGTTTGTAGAGGAGGTTCTCCACGCAGAACCAGTCGGTGATCATCTCGCGGCGGAGCAGGTTCCAGCTATAGGAATCCGTTCCGGCCATCTTGACGACCTCGAAGTCGTTGTCGCAGGAATCGCCACCGCAATCGGTGTTGATGGTTTTCCATGGCTGGGACTCGTCATACCATCCACGGCCAAATCGGAAGCCGACCTGTTCGGTGGTGGAGTTGAGGGGCCACGTTTCCTGCGGGAGACGGTTGAAGAAGAGAGAACTGTTCACCATCTTGGTGATGTAGTTCTCGTTGAAGTATGGACGACCATCGCGGAAGAACTCTGCGATGTCGTCATAACTTGAGAAATAAAAATTGTCGGGTAACATATTTTTGGATTTGGATTACTGCGGTTTGGTTTTGGTTTGCTTCTTACCGCGCCGAGGCCCAGAAGAAGCGAATTGTTATTCGGTTTCTGTGGCTGGCAACTCCGTGGTCCTTGTGGACTCTATCCAGAACTTATGTCGGGCTGGCAACTCCCATCTTGCAGTTCCATCTCAGGTCTGCTGGCTCACCATTTCTGGTGGCTCTATCCAGTTTCAGTCTTCGTTTTACGATTTCTGTAGAAACTGTCAACTATTTATTTTCAAGTATTTTCAAGGCACGAAAAAGGGGAGCCATTTCTGACTCCCCGATTCTATTATCGTTGGCGATAAGTTTTACCGCGCTCCGACTGGCGGGGCGAACTTGCCGAAGAACTTGTCGCGCTTCTCTTCTGCGAGTTTCTCCGGTGGCTTTCCTCCCCCTCCGCCTTGTCCGGAGGTTCCGGTTCCCTTGAGTTCCTTGATCGTCTCCTGCAACTCCTCGTTCATCTTTGTGAGGGCCGTGACGTGGGCGAGGGTTCGCTTGTAGGCGGCTCCTTGCTTGAGGACACGCGCCACGTCCTTTGGGGAGTAGTTCTTCGCTCCGTCCCTGATGGCAGAGGCTGCGATGTCCTCGTCTGTCGTGTTGTCGATGGTGATCCCTTTGGTTGCCATGAACTCTTCGATGGGTTTCGGGATTGTGGTCTCCGCTTCCACGTCCTTGCTCACCTCGGAGAACGCTCCGCTCCACTGCTCGGAGACTGCTCGTCTGGATTCCTCCTGCGCCCGTTTCTCGCGCTCCTTGAAATTGGCGTAGGTCGTCTCATGGTTTTTCAGAGCGTCCAGTCTCCGCTCTGCAAGGGAGATGAGGTTTTGGGTTTCCGTGATGAAGGACGTTTGCCGGAACTTTGGGAGTTCTTCCGCGATGTCGGAGAGGAGCTGGTCTCTCTGGTCTGCGAACCTTCTTTTCTTTTCCTTAGTGTCCGCTGTCAGGAAGCCGTTGTTGAGGGCTGCTACCTGCGTCATCTTGTCCACCGCTGCCTCGTTCCCGTCCAGCATGTCCATGATGCGCTGTGAGGTTTGGTTGATCGGGTTGACGTAGGTGTTGATAAAATCCTCACTCTCCGTGAGGTCCACCATCATCACCCGTGACTTGAGGTTCTTGTTCTCGGTTCGGAGGGATTCGACGTTTTCCTCGTATTCCTTGATGGCCTTGTCCTTATCGGCGGTCAGAGCGTCGATGTCTTTCTGGGTCTTCGCGGTGGCGAGTTGGGCCTGGAGTTCTGTCAGCTTGGCTGCAAGATCCTCCTTCTCCTTGGCGAGAGTTGTTTTCTCGGCCTGTAGGGCCGTTTTCTCGGCCTCAATGGTCTTGACGTAGCTCGGCTTCTTTCCGAGGTCAGGACGGGCATCCTGACGCGATTGCGGGGGTGCTGGGTCTCCCTCTTCGGGAGGTTCCTCAACGCCTTGCTTGATGGTTCCGTCGATTTGGGGTGTCCCACGGAACTTTGCGAGGAAATCCTCCTTCGTTCCGAGTGGCTTCTGTTTCCCCGATTCCAAGTTGGCGTCGGCGATCTCCTTGGCGATCTCCTTTGGAATTGGGCTGTCTTGTGTTTGTGCTGTTGCTGGCATAGTTTATTCGAGATAGAGGTCCGGATCTTTCATGTTGTCCGGTTCCTGTTTCTTTTTGTTGAGCTTGTCGTTCTCCTCTTCGATCCATCTCAGGGCCATATTTACCCCGATCCGGATTCCGTCAGACTTCTCGGATTCCTTCATGTCGAAGGAGCGGGAGAGGAGGCGAAGTTTGAGGGAGGGATAGCGTTTATCGTTGACGATAATTGCGCTCAGTTCGATGGCCTCACTCTCCGCTTGGCTTCTTGCGGATTGGTCCCTTGGTTGCGGCTGCGGCTTTGGCTCGTTCGATGGCGATGGAAGTGGCGGCTTTTTCTTTGTCGAGTTCCATTCGCTGCTGGTGTTTTTGAGCGGTGATGGCTGTTTTGAGGTCGTTGGCTTTTTGTTTTGCATCGAGGTCGATTTGTTTTTCTGCGAGCTTGAGTTGGATCTGCTTCTCTTCCGGAGAAATCTGTTGGCCTTGCTGCTGTTGTTCTCCCTCGGCCATCTTGTCAGCGATGGCGATCAGTTCGTCCGTGCGCCCCTTGAGTTGCTGCATGGCCTCCCCGAACTTCTTGACGAGCGGGGCTTTGGCCTTGTCGGTGGAGAGCATGTTGAGGTGGGCGACGATGTGACCACCCTTGAGGATGCAGACCATGGCGGCGTCTTTCGCGTCTGCCGCCTTGTAGGAGCCTTGCTGGATTCCCTGCATGGCTTTGTCTATCCCGACCATCGTGTCGGAGAAGTGGCCGCGAATGTGTTCGACGTGGTTGTCGGTCGGTTGGACGATGGCGTTCTCCGGATTGGCTTCCGGATCGTTGAGGACTGAGTTCTCGAAGGCGATGATCCTTGCCTCGTCCGGAATGTCTTTGGTCTTGCGTGGGCGGTAAGCGTCCACATTGTCCCGTCCTGCGAGGGCTGCGATACCGTCTCGGAATGCCTCCTCCTGCCCGTCTGTGACCGCCATAGCTCCAGCAAGCTCCGCGACCCTTCCCATGGAGATAGCTTTGTTTGCAGGGCTTCCTGCGCCAGCAATCATGTTGCTCGTCATCTGTTCGATGTTGTCCCACTGCCACGCTTCTTTCGGGACACCTTTCTTGGTGAGGTATGCCTCGAATTTGCGGTAGAGTTCGATCCCTGTCCATCCGGCTTTCGCCTTCACAAAGGCTTTATAGAGGCCGATCTGCCAGCGGCCCTGGCACAGGTTGTATCTCCGTAGTTCGGTTCCGGAGAGCTTTGCGTCCTCTTGATAGTTAAGTTCCGCCTCTCCAAGAGTCTGCTTCGCCCGTGGCTTGATCTGGTTGAAGGATGCCATCCCGCGATACGTATCTTGCATGATGACGTTCGTGGCGTTGATGGCGTCTGCGATGGGGATCTTGAACTGACGTTGCGCGAAATCAACCCCATCGGGAAGAACGAAGTGGCTACCCCACTCCATCTGTTTGAGGGCTGCGGTGGAGTCGGCGTTGAGTCCTTTGATCGGGACCATCATTTCGAGATCCACCCCGTCGATCACCCGATTCATGGTGATGTCGTATTGGCGGGAGGCGGGGAAGATGTCCTCTCCATGGCCCTTGATGTCGTGCCAGAGTCCGCTTCCGGCTGCGCCGTGGAACGCCCACATGATTTCGTCCCAATCGGTGAAGTATTCGCTCTTGTTGAACAAGTATCCGGCTTGGTCGAGATACCGGCTCTCGCTCTTGGCTTTCGTCGCGGCGGCGAGAGGGGAGTAGTTCTGGAGGACGATGGACTTGGAGACTCCTCCATCCCACTCTTTGGAGAGGATGATGAAGACGTGGACCTTGACGTTGTAGAACTGGTTGAAGTTGATCTTTCCGGAGGCCACGCTTTCCAGATATTGCATGTTCGTCATCCGGAAGTCCGTGTAGTTCGTGTGGGTCCGGAGGGCTTCGAGACAGGCCCAGAAGTTCCATCCCGTCGAGGGGTTGTCCTTGCTGGATTTGAACTTGTTCCAAAACTCCAGCGGGGTGTATTTGTCCATCACCACCATCTCCCCAAGGTTTTCAAGGTTCGCCTTCGTATCCTCCGGAATCAGGACTTGGGAGTTCTTGTAGGACGTGGACATCCATGTGGCTTTGTCGAGGCGGAGTTCGATCCCCTTCCCGAACAAAAGCATCTGCTCAAGGTCTTGGTCCACGTTGTAGAAGTAGGACTGCCATCCCCAGAGGGCGCGGTCCCACGCGAGGGAAATATGCTCGCTCCACTCCTTGACCTCTTTATCGTTACCGATACTGGTGATGATCTTGGAAGCTGTTGCCCGATCCGTCACCATGTCAATGTAGGCGGACTTCTTCTCGTCCACCTCGAAGGTCATCTGCCCGAACGGGATGTTGCTCATTCCTGTCAACTGCTGCTTGGCGAGGAGGGAATACTCCGTGGGAGGGAAGCGTTTGTAGGCTTTGTAGACCGTTCCCCATCGGTGCTCGCGCTGGAGGTTGGACCGTCTTAGCTGGTCCGCGATGCTGTAGGCATCATTGGCTGTGGGGATTCTGTTCTTGGGGGCGATGCCATTGGAATCAATGGTCGCAAAGTTGCGGGAAGTGGTGGGTTTCATTGATTGAGGCGGACTCTACGGTTTCCACACCCTCTACACCTTCTTGCGCTTTGCTCAAGATTTGTTTTCAATCCGATGGAGGCCGCCGCCTTGTCGATGCCTCCCGCGAAGATGTGGATGTATTTTGAGATTTGGTCTCCCGCTTTGTCCTCGTAAAAGCACGACTTCGGGGGCTGACGCTGGCAGATTTGGTCCTCGATGAAGTCTTGGAGATTCGGTGGGACGGTGACGTTGTTCACCCTCATGTCGGAGTTGACTTTCTGGGTGAGCGTCCGGAGGGTTACGCCTGTCGAGGTGTAGGAGTTGCCTTGGTCGTCGGTGAAGGTATACTTCCATCCGCCGATTGGTGCTTCATTTTTGTTTCGCAGACGCATGTTTTATGATTTGATAGTTTTTGCCAATTATGTCAAACACATTTATTTCTGATAACGTCTCTGGAAAGTATGGGTTCCCTTGGCCAGATGGAATCCTCCCTGTCAACCAAGAACTGTTCGCCTACTCCGTCACTCGCGGGAACTACGGAAAAGTCTGGGAGTCGAAGCATCTTCACCCCATTGGGCGATGCCTTGCCGACTACCAATTTGAGGAGCCTGTGTCCCATCTCATCAAGGCCGCGATCCTCCAGTGGCCGAGTGATGTCGAGCTACAGGTGAGGCGTTACATCAACCGTCCACTGCTCCGGATCTGGGAGGAGCTTTGTTCCTCGGACTCTGTGGGGATCGCCGGAAATGCTAGCTGTTCCAAGACCTACGGGAGCGCGGCTTGGCTGGATCTGGATTGGGTGGCCGCTCCGGACAAGACGCTTTCCTTTGTCGCCTCTACTTCTCTCGGTGGATCGGAGGATCGTATTTGGGGAACGGTGGCAAAGCTGTTTCGGAGGATGGCGTTTCCTATTGGGTATCTGATTGACCACCGCAAGATCATCGTGTTTGAAGATCCTTCCAAGGAGGATGAGCGGGATTACACTTGCGCTATCAAGGCTCTGGCTTTCCCGACTGGGGATGAGGGGAGGAAGGCTGTGGAGACCACGCGAGGCAGGAAGGCGGAGCGGGTCCGGTGCGTTGTTGATGAGCTTGCGGAGATGGAGCCTTACGTGAACAAGGTTTCAATCAACCTTCGCTCCAACAATGATGTGGTCTATGTTGGGATCGCCAACCCGAATCAGGGGGATAACCCTCACCGTGAGTTGTGCGAACCGGATGATCCAAGGGGATACGAATCGATCACGGTTGCTGACAGGAAGTGGAAGACGAAGACAGGGACCGCGATCTTTATCCATGGAGAGGACTCCCCGAACTTCGAGGCTCCGGAGAACGAACCTCCTCCGTTCCCGTATCTCCTCACCCGTAGGAAACGCGCCGACATTTTGAAGGACTGTCATGGAAACGCGAACTCTCTGGAGTATTGGAGGAACGTGATTGGGTTTTGGCCCACGGATTCCATTGAGTCCTCTGTCATCTCTCGCTCAGTGATTGCGAAGTCGGATATTTCCTTCGAGCCAACTTGGTCGGGAGCGGAGAAGAAGCGTATCGCTTTTCTGGACTGCGCTTGGACATCCGGCGGGGATCGAAACGAGGTTTCCTACGGGTTTGTTGCTCGCTTGCGGAACTCTGGGAAGAAGGTTCTCATGTATCAGGGAACCCGTGGGTTCTCGGTGGATGTCGGGACGGTGTTCGAGGATAACCTCGCGGAGCAGGTGACTCCCACGTTGAAGGATTACGGTGTGTCTCCTTCTGGATTTGGTCTGGACGTTTCCGGAGATGGCGGAAAGGTTCTGTCGTCGTTTATCCGGAATTGGGATGATCCAACCTCCTCGCAGATTATTCCAGTCACCTACAGCGGGACTCCAAGCGAGCGCGTTGTTTCGTCCGAGGACAAGCGGAAGTGCAATGAGGTATATGACCGCAAGATTACGGAGGATTGGTTCCAGTTCTATCATGGGATCGTCAACCGCTGCATCTTCGGGCTGGACCTCCAAACCCACAAGGCTGTCGTGGATGAACTCTGCGCCCGTCAATACGGCTTCAAAGGGAAGAAGATGTCCGCTGAGACCAAGAAGGAGATGAAGAAACGCATCGGTAAGTCGCCAGATTGCGCGGATAGCCTGATTGGGCTGTTCATCATGGCGCGTAGGTTCGGGGTGGATATTATCGCTGACGATAAAGTTGAGCGTCAGATTGAGCGCAGGAGTGTGCCAGCGCAGAAGATGGAGTATGCGACCTACTCCGGAGATAGTTGTGATCCGGACGGTTTTGGTGGCTGATTATCGTCAACGATAAAGCCGAACTTCCGGTGATCCGAACGCTATGCGTCGGATACCTCTTTGTTCGCAGGAATATAGGGAGCCGCGCCTTCCTTCGGCCACCCTTCTTCTGGTGGAGTTGCTGCCGGATACGACGGTATTTTCCGACCAGCCCTTTTCAGGAGGCTCGTCGCCAGATCATACCCAGCGCGTTCATCCATCGTCCAAGTGTGCCCGTGGTGCGTCAGCGCCAGCCCAAGAGCATCCAGTGTTGACTGTATTCCACCCACTGCTTGCAGCACATCCAGCGCAGCCGTGATGTCCTCTACCCCCTCTTTTTCAAGGTCGGCCTGTGCTATGTCGCCGCTAGCGCGGTTGATGGGTTCGTTTGTTTTCCGCACATCGAGTGCGATTTCGAGTTCTGCTATTGCGTGGGTCATGTTGTTCCTTTCTTTTGTTGGTTTCATAAAATCATGCGAACAGGCCAGCCGACCTAATCCCCGGCCTGTGGGAGTTTCGGGTTGTTCGGCATCTGTCGCGCCGCCGGAGGCGTCACGCCCGATGCGAGGTTTTCTTTGGCCGGGGATAGGTCACTGGTGACGTTCGGCTTTCGCATAGTGTTCTTTGCTCCTATACGCCTGCTGGCGGGGTTTGTTTGTCCGAGGAGGGTTCTGGTAGCGGAATGACGTTGTCGGGCAGTGGCGAGGTGATGACTTCCATGATCGGAAGGATGTAGTTCTGCCGCTTGCTTTTCCAGAGGTGGACAGCCGGGGTTTGATTTGCGTCCGGAAGGGATTCATGGAAGTAGAGGACCACGCTCTCGTTCTTGTCCCAGAACATATCCTTGATGGCGGTGATGGTCTGGATGTTTGGAAGAACGGGTTCTGGTTTTCCTCCCTCCTTCTTCACGAACTCAGTAATGGTGACGCGCTCCCATCCGGAGGTTGCTCCGGAGTCTGTGAGCATGTGGACCATGGAGACCCCTTCTGGGATCTTGCAGCCCATGACGAAGGCTCCAGTCCTCTCCCCTTCTTTGGAGGCGAGTGGTCCGTCGATGATTCTGGCTGTTTCGATGTGGGCGAATGATACTTTCATGGTTCTGTTTTTGTTGTTGGTTCGACTGGCATTGGGAGGACTTCGACGAGTTCCCACTCGGTGGTTCTGATCCATCCAAATCTGAATGTTCGCAGGAAGGTTCCGTCTTGGGTTGCTGCGTCCGCGATGGTCTGTTCCGGCTTGTTGTTGGTTACGTCGAAGATGTCCTTCTCTTTGATGAGTATGTTGCAGGGGAATGTAAGGTCTTCCCACTTCGGGCTATTTCCCACTGACTCCGTAGAAGGTGTATCCTTCGGCTCTGGCCCAAGTTTTTTCTCGTTCAATTCTTTCATGGCAATGGAAGCAGACTGGTAGCCACGTCTCAACCTTGTTGTGGTTGTCGCCGCGACCGTTTCGGTGATGGACCTGAGTTGCGTTTTGGTTGCACCCTCGGACTTGACACCACGGGTTTTCGAGCAGGAACTTTCTTCGCAGGACCGTGTAGAGCGCGTTCACTTTTCTCATCCTGTCGCTCACTGGCTTCACTCGTCCTCCTCGCCGCAGCGAAGATTTGGGGGAGGGTGTCTTGATGGATTCTTGCCGCCCGTTCCACCAAGGATCGGGATCGGGTGATGCAGTCGATGATTTCGCTGCCGGAGACTTTCTTTTTAAGAAACTGCGCTTCATGGGATAGTTGTTGGATGCTGCGGCGGATTCCCGCTCCCGCTGTCGGGGGTTTGATGTCGGCGACGAACTCTGGCGCGATTTGAGAGGCTGATGCTTTTCGGAAGAGTGACGCAATCTCGTCCAGTCGTCCAACCATTGTTTTGATCCGGTCCTCCTTCTTGGCGCACTGGTCGAGGATGATTCCGATGAAGTGGGTGATCCAGAGGACGGCATAGACCGCGTCTTTCTTTGGGTGCTCGAAGAGTTCCCACTGGTTCTCGTTTATCGTTGACGATATTTTCCATGATCCCCACGAGCCGAACACGGACGCGATGGTGTTGGGAAGAATGTCACTTTTTGTTCCGTTTAACTGGTATCGGGCTTCCGAATTTGGGCCGAACTTTAGGTTCAGAAATTCGAGTCCGTGGCTGTATCTTTGCACCCTCAACTTGTTGGATGTAGTCGTTGATGTCTTGAAGGGCGACGAGTGGATCGGCTCCTGTGAGACGGAACTCCTCGAAGGTTTTGGGGAACGCTTTGCCTTTGCAGGAGCGGTCCCCGAGGATGTTAAGATTTGAGTGGGCGTTGAGAAAGATGGTGAGTTTTTGGTTTTCATCGTATCCGAGAAGTGCTTGCATTAGAGTAGTCGTAGAGCGTTTCTTTGCGCCCATTCCTCAACGAGTTGGACGGTCTGCGTATATGGATCACTGTCCAAGATAATTCTGTTCTTTATTGCGAAGGCATGGATGCTTTCACGGGCCTTTAAAAGAGTTAGCAATAACTCCCTCCCTTCCTTAACGTCTTCTGTTGTTGGTTCGCTGATTTGTGCTTCCATAGTTCGCTTATTCAATCACGACTGATAGCGCATGTCAACTATTTATTGACACAAAGATTAAACCTGCTATAATAGAACACCTTATGACACTTCCACAAGTAATTAAAGACATCGCCACCAGTGTATTCCCTATCGCCTCGGCCCACACCAAGGCTACCGGGCGCATCCTCACGTTCACAGTTACTGAGAGCGGGGAGAATGGTGAAGATCCCCAGTTGTTCCGCATCCACTCGTTCTCTGACGCTATGGTGCAGATCAGGATCTTCCCGAACGAGAACAGGGCGGTGATCCTTGGGACGAAGGGACAACAGAAGATTGAGTCTCCGGTTCCGGACCTCGCGCACCTCGACCAGTATGTCTCTCAGGTGTCGGAGCTTCTGCATAGGCTCTCGTAGTTTATCGTTAACGATACATTATTTTCTGTTGACACGCGCTCTGCTTGGTGTAGAGTGTCGTGTCGCTGGGAGTTAAGAGTCCCCAGCTAGTTGCAGAGCAAGGATAAGTCGGTAACAATTTAGACCCTTTTATGGAGGGATTGCGGAGACAGCCTACCTTGCGGGCGAAATCTCTTCAATCTTCGCGGTCCTTCCATAGAGGGGTCGAATTGTTTCTATGGGTCTAATAATCAAAGAAGACAGTCCGCTATATGGGGCTGTAAAATCGGCGGAGGAGGGCAGGAGGAAGTTCAAGGGAGTTTGGATTCCATCTTCAATATGGCTACACCCTAATTTGAGTTGGCTTGAGAAGTGC